GCACCAAGTCGGCAGAGCACCAAGAAATAAAAAACAGCTAAACAATAAAATCATTATTTAGCTGTTAATTATTATCATTTATAAAAATTGTTTCACCATAGGGAGGATTAAAGCTTGAATTTCCGTAAACAATCCATAAAACATTATCTTGATTATCTCCGAATGTATTACAATACCCGTCAGTAAAGATCAAATTTACAGAATAATTTTCAAATGAATTTCCTATTTTTTCACTTACATTTTTATAACTTGTCCCTCCGCCAGAGATTAAAATTTCTTGATCTTGATAGTCAAAAATTTCTTGATAAATTGAAATATCAAATAAAAACAAATCAATTTTTGTTTCAAGATCATTTGCAATTTGTTTTAATTGACTTATAAATGTACTAAACAAGTCAAGATCAATTGAACCGGATGCATCAACAAAACAAGCTATGTTTTTAATAACTTTATTTTTTAATCCTGGTAAATAAAAACCGCTTGATAAATACCTTGAATTGCAAACAGTCCAGGAATAATCGTTCTTATCAAATGAATCAAAATAATTTAATAATTTTTCCCTCCAGTTTTCTTTTGATGTTTTTAATTGTTCGGCGAATTTTTTAATAAAGCCGTTTTCATCTCCAGCTAGTTTTCCCACTTGACAAGCTCGAATAATTTCTTGATCAATTTCATTTTCCGCTTGTTCGATCTCGTTTTCATTTTTGCTTTTATCTTGTTCAAAATCTCCGAATTTATCGCCCTTGTTTCCCTCTCCGTTTTCTTGTTTGTTTTTCTCTTGTTCGTAAATAATACTGTAGATTTTTTCAGCATTCAAATTTTCATATTTTGCATCATATAAACAATCTTGTAATAGTTCAATCCCATATGATTTTAAAAAACTATTAGCTGCAAAATCTCCAGCTTTATTAAAAATTTGATGATCTCTTGAACCCTCCCGCAAATGATGTTTTAAAATTAAATGAGAAATTTCATGCAATACTAGAAAAATCAATTCCTGGCGTTTTAGCGATTGAATAAAAGCCGGGTTGAATTTTAGTATTTTTCCGTTTGTGCAAGCTGTTTCAATTGTTTCATCCTCAATCAATTCAAGCTTGATCAAGAAATTTGCAAAAAACGGATATTTAGCAATTACATAATTTATACAATTTTTCAATCGGTTAATAGTTTTCATTATAGGTAACTTTCAATTTTATTTAATACATTTTTAGCATTATTTGCAAGTTTTTCCCGTTCTGTTTTATTATCCCTAATTTCTTCCGCATCAAATCCAGTCAAGTTTTTATTGATCAAGTTTTTAATTTCATCTAACCTTGAATCATTATTAAAATTATATTTTTCCAAGAAATCAACTAATTTTTCTACATTTTCAAGAGTGCTTTTTTTGAATTGTTTGTCTTGATCTCCCATTGTTTCCGCTAAATGTTTAATGGTTTTATGTAAATTATCCCATAAATCATTTATAGCTTGATCAAATTGATTCTTATAATTTTCTTCAATTTGATTTTTGATCTTGTCTTGTTCAGCTTGGTTTATGTTTATTCTTATATCATTTATATCTAACAATGGATAAAAATTTGTTTCAAAATTAAATTTGCGTTTCAATTCCTGGATACTTGGATAATCGGCTGAATTGAACAAGCTATTCAGTCTATATTTAGCATTATTTATTAAATTTGGATAATTATTAATAAAATCATTTACTGCCTGGTTAAATTTTTCTTTTATCTCCGCCAGTTTATCGCTTAAAGCTTGATATTCCTTGACGGATAATAGTCTATTTCCCGTATTATCCCATGGGAGGGTTGAATTGTATACTAGCATCCTGGCCTCGTTTGCTAGTTTTTTATAAGTATCTACACTATTTTTTTCTATTAGTTTTTTTGAGAAATTTCCCGCATCATTTGCATTATGGGTATTCTCAATTTCTCTTGTAATATTTTTATCAAGTTTTTTGGCATCCCACAGCGAAACACTCAAATTTACTAATAAAGCTTTTTCTTGTAACATAGTTTTATCCTCCGCTTAAATGTTAGAAATTATTAACAGCTTGATTTTTAACCAGCCAGGATGTATAACTTTTTGATACTGTTAAAACATCCGGTTTATTATTTAACGCCAGAGATACGAACAAACTTTGAAATTCAATATGCAAATTTTCAATCCATTTAAAACAGTTTTCTACATTTGAATGATCAAGCTTTTTTATTAAAGCTATAATTACAGTATAGATAATAGACGGTTCAAAATCAAATTTGACTTGTTTTCCCGTTAATATCTCTTGTAAATTAGGGAGGGAGGATAAAATTTGTCTAAAAGAAATAAACTCAAGTGCAAATTCTCGCCCTGCTATAGACTCAATTAAATCTTGGTCTATAGTGATGTTAGGAAAATTTAAAGCATTGTTTATAAACTCAAATACGCGGGGACAAATTGAGGGTTTTATTTCTTTAGATGGGATAAAATCAAGATACTCCGGCTTAAATTTAGCAAATGCCAGTAAGCTTGAATCAAAGTTATTTTCAATCCCATAATTAATAAAATCAGTCAAGTCAAGATCAATTTCTATAATAGCATAAAACCGGCTTTTTACTGGCTCCAACAATCCGGATACGCCAGCTTGATCTTGTTTACGGTTTGTAGCTGCACAGAAAACTACATGATCACTGATTTTTTTCCCGTTTATTTCTCTGGCCAAAAGTAATTGCATAATAGCCGCTTGAACAGAATTCGCCGCTTGACCAAGATCATCGAAAAAGCAAACAAGCGGTTTTTTTGCATCAATTAATTTTACTAAGTCAGCAAACGGGAGAAATTCGGCTTGACCATTTACAACAAACGGGAGGCCTTTATAGTCTGTGGGATCACTTACTACAGGATGAGAAATTACAAGATCAATTCCCATTTCTTGACAAGCTTGTTTAACAATGTCAGTTTTACCAATACCAGGTTGACCAACTAATAAACAAGGTTTTTTGTTTTCAAGGTAAATTTTTAATAGGTTTTTTGCGGTTGAAATTTTCATTATTATTAATTTCCTTGTTTTGTTTTATAATTAGATTTTTTTATCTTGTCAATTTGAATTTTACGCAAGCGATTGTTTTTTCTTGTGATATAAACCAGCCCAGGCGTATACAAGGAATTAACTCCATTGTTTTTAATGAGTTTATTGATGTTATTTTTCATTGCTTACTCCAAGTTATTGTTATTATTGCAGATAGCCTTGAACAGTCTATCTACGGGATTATTAACGGCTTTATGCCTGGCTACAATTTGACGTTTTTCCCAGGTGGATAGTACAATTGATTTTTCGGAACCAATCAATTGTATTTTACCTCCAGGCGTTTTAATACTTTTATCCGGCGAATTATTAAAGCCGGTTTTTTTGATTCTTGCAATAGATTCGAGAGTGTACATTTTATGCCTCCAAAAAATTAATAGTTATGTTATAGGGAATTAAAAAAATTAATTTCTACACTATCTAATTTTCTATTATAAATCATATCTTTATTATCATATCTATTATATGTATTTTTTAAATCATTTTTCCAGGCATTGAATTCCTCTATTGTTTTATTTTTAATACTTTCAGCCTGGGGTTTAAACATATCACTATTAAAAACCTCATCAAAATTAATTCCGCATTCCGTTAAATTGATATATTCTATTTTTTCTTTTTCTTTAATGGACGAACTACAAAAAGTTCCATTTCTTAAACTTGTGTGTACTGATTCTGTTTTATCAATATATACTTTTTGTCTTGTCGTTATTTTCAAAAATAAAATAGCCAAGTCTTGAGTACAAAATACCCAGTCTTGGCTATTACTATCTTTTATAAAATTTGTCCTAATAAAACTACTTACGTGCGAATTAGGACAGTCAATAAATGTAAAAAACAAATGACTATATTTATCCATTTTACACCTCACAAGTTTAAGTTAACAGCTATCGATTATCTAATAACAAGTTAATACATTTTTATTTAATTGTCAAGTAAATTTTTTATACTTGTTAATTAATTGTGATATTTCTCACATTATTATCATTATCCATAAACTATTGTATTTATTCATTTGTGCATAATAGGTATTATGTCAAGTTTAGGCTATGTACTATTATCCAGGCACAAGGGCACCGATCCTGCACAGCACAAGGGCACCGATCCTGCACAGCACAAGGGCACCGATCCACTTTTACCCCAAAAATGTTAAAGTTCGCAGAAACCAGCTTAAACTACTATTTATTAATTCATTATAAAAATTCATGCCTAAGTCTATTGTTATGCCAGCCAATCAACTATAACTTCAATATCCTATAATGGTGTTATTATGTACACCTTGTTTATTATGTAGTTATGGTCTATCATTAATGAGAGAGTGTAAGTGCAATAGAATCAAGCTATGGCTAAGCTATTGGAAATGCGGAATTTGAGCGATGTGGATAAGCCAGAGCCTTTGAACTCCCCATCTCTATCCTTATTTTCTCCTATACTCTTATAAAACACTAAATAAATCTCTATAATTTACAAGAAGTTAGACCTTATACCCCTACAGCTTTACAATAAAATTATAAATATTCCTTGCTTTGTGTAATAAAATTTAGTATATTTAATAAAAAAGAAAGGGTGTGTATGAAGTATATGGGAAGCAAGAATAGAATTGCAAAGTATATTATTCCTATTATGTTAAAATATAGGAAAAAAGATATGACTTGGGTTGAGCCTTTTGTCGGAGGCGGTAATGTTATAGATAAAATAGAAGGAAAAAGAATTGGTGCAGATATTAATAAGTATGTTATTGAGGCATTAGTAGATATTAGAGATAATGTTTATGATTTACCAAAAAATAATAGGGAATTTACAGAAGAAGATTATAATAAACTGAGAGAAAATGATGATTATAGATTTAAAGGGTATGCTGGATTTGCTTATAGCTATGGAGGTAAGTGGCTTGGTGGATGGAGAAGAGACGGAATTGGTAAAAGAGATTATGTAGAGGAGGCTTATAAAAATGCTGTTAAACAATCACCTAAGTTACAAGGAATAGAGTTTATAAATGCAGGATATAAATATTTTGTTATACCAGATAATAGTTTAATATATTGTGATCCTCCGTATGAAAATACAACTAAGTATAAAGATAGTTTTAATCATAAAGAATTTTGGCGTTGGTGTATAAATAAAGCAAGAGAAGGTCATACAGTGTTTGTTAGTGAGTATAAAGCACCAGAAGGATTTGAGTGCTTGTGGGAAGGTATTATAAATTCAAGTTTAACAAAAGAAACTGGAAGCAAACAAGGGTTAGAAAGATTATTTATTTGTTCTTGTTAGTATATTTAATAAAACTGAAGTGGTAGTGTTTATATAAAGAGAAATAGATATTATGGATAAAACAGATTTAGTTATGAATTAGATAACTATGTTCTAATCTACTATAGTTATATATAAATGTAGAAAGATAGAACGATAGATTTATTTTTTTACTTGATTTTTAATAAATAGAATGAAAAGGAGAATGAAAATGGTAGAGCACGAGTTTGTAGAAGAAATAGATTCTCCTATATTAAAAAGAAGGAAAGCTTACCTATATAGAGAATATATAGAATTAGTTAAACAACTTGAAATAGACGGCAAGATGTTAAAGATTACATTTGATACTAAAGCTAAACCTGTTGATTTCAGAAACTTTATCTCTTCTGATACTGGTAGGAGACAGATAGGGATGGGAGATAGAGAATCATTTTCTACTACTATTGTTCCTAAAGATGAAGGGAAGAAAAAAGATAATACTAAAAAATGTCATTTGTATATAGCTAGAGTTTTGAGAGGACAATTTGACTAATAAGGAGAAAATTTAATATGTGTTTAAAGAAAACAAGGCTAAGTAAGATTGACCAGACAGAGTTTTATAGAGTATTTAGAAAAAATAATGAAGGATACTATACTTTATGCTGTCCACACATTATTCCGATTAAAGGAAATCAATTAGTAACAGCAGATAGTAAACGTTCTTTTGATATAGCTACTACTGATGGTTTTGGTATTTATAGAACTAAAGAAGAAGCTGAAAAATTAAAAGATTTTATGAGAACATTTCAGCCTAATAATAATTTTATAGTAGCTAAGGTAAAGGCTTTTAAAATAACAGAGGGAATAAACTATGGCTGTTTTTTAGAGTCAGATGATAACAAAGTAGGCTATGTGTGTGAAAAACTTAAAATTATAAAAGGAGAATGAAAATGATTGAAGGGCCAAACCAGCTAAAAGATGTTGAATACCCAAAGTGTGCTTCAAGTTGTTATTTGTATCGTTGTTTTCTTGAAGAACAAATAAATGAAAGATACCAAACTTGTACTTATTACTGTAGCCATAAGTTTAGCGAAGAAAATAATAGTAAAGTTTATTGTAATGAATGTAAATATTTGTATCATAATTTTTATTGTCGCTATCCAGATAATTATAGTAAATTAGGTAATTGGCATGATAGATATACTAAGTTTGGAGTTAAAGAACCAAGTGAAATTAATAAAGATAATAACTGTAAATGGTTTGAGAAAAAGGAGGAATAAATTATGGAACTTTGTGATAGTGATTGTGTGGCTATCTGTGATTTGATTTTTGTACAAGATTTAGTGTTGTTAAAAGAGAGGATGTTTTCGGTATTTGTCAGGTAGAAGGTAAAATTGTTGAAAGGTCTGATAGTTCTAATTGTGAATATTTCAGGTGTTTTAGATTGGATTTAAAACAAGAGGATAGTAAAATGACTGAAAACTTTATTACACTCGAAGAAGCTGAAGAAGAAATCTCTATGGATAATTTTTGGGAATTTGACTTTGGCTACTTGAAAAATAACTCTGATGGTCTTGTATGGAATAATCTTGAGACAGGTAGTAGAATTAAAGTCTGCATGGAAAAAGGTATCTTGACCGGCAAAGCTATTTACAGTTATTAATTCCTAAACCTGTTGCCTTTTAAGCTATACGTGACAACAGGTTTAGGTTTTAACTTTGAGCATTGAGTAAGTAGTTCATCTGCCTGCTTTATACTAATCCCATCTAATTTCAAAGTAATATCTATACTATACTTCTCTTCATTACCAATAGAAGTAGAGATGATTAACAGGATAAAAAGAATCAGTTTTTTCATTTTACACTCCAAGTATACCAGTAGATATATCCATCAATAATATTAGCAGGTATTCTTTTATTACAGTCTTTATTATAAGCATCTTCACCAGCCAAAGATGCTCTATACCTTTTCTCATCTCCCCACATTGCAAGCGTATTTGATGTAGAGTATTTTTTAAAGTACCAGCGTGTACCATCTAATTGACCATGATAAGGTTGGGAGTCTGGTGTATAGATTTTACCACCAAACTTCACCTTACCATCTTTGATGGTTCTTACTCCTGCTTTTGCTTTCATTTTTTCATTTTAAATCTCCTTATTTATATTAGACTTACCTAGCCGCACTTGCTGCCACACGCACAAGCCTTGCAGCCTTCTATATACTTGTAATATTCACCACAAATAGGGCACGTTTCTTTTGAAACCTTCTCTTCTTTTACTGTTGGAACTTCTTTTTGTTCCTTATTTTCTTCCTTTAATGCTCTTTCTCTTAAATCTATTTCCCTATCTATGGCTCTAACTAAAGCATCTATGGGGGAATTAGCCAGTTTACCTTTATAAAAACTAGGAGCAAAAGAAATACCTCTTAATGTTTCAATAGCATCTTCTACAGAAGCACCAAACTTACGTATAGCAATAGAGATTTGACGAGTTACAGCTTGCATATAGCCACTAATATCACTTCCTGCTTTACCCAAAGATGCAAAAATCTCTACAATTTTACCTCTATTTTGTAGAATTTCTCTTACTAATGTATAATCTTCTTCACTTAATTCTTTATTAATAGTTAAATAAAGATTACCATTTGCCACAGGAATTTTTTCAGTGTATCCATAAAAACGGTCGGGACGATTTTCAAGTAATCTATCTGGTTGTTGAAATCTATCTGGTTTCTTTTCTATTTTATTTAATACTTGTAGTTGACGAGAACCGTCCCTATATACAGTAAATGATTTAATGTTTTTTGTTTTAGCAGCATACAACAAAGATTGTTCAATATCACTTTTAGTTGCAGAATTTGGCATATTTAACGTTTTTGATATACCATTATCTATATATTTTTGCCAGCACTCTAAATGGTTTAAATGCCAATCATAGGTTATATCGTTGGCTTTCATAAAATAATCTGGAAGTACATCTGTTTTATTTTCTTTTAAATAGGAAGTTGCAATACTATTATAGACAATATGTTCGCCTGTTTCATCCTTCCTTTTTATGGCAAAATCAAAATTGGGTTCAATTCCAGAAGAACACTCACATATCATACTTACAGTTCCAGTGGGTTGGATAGATGAAACTGCAATGTTACGTCTATCACAGTCTTTAGCTGTACCTTTTTCTTTACCTAGCGTTGTAGAATAAATATTAAGTTGATCTTTCATAAAAGATCCTATTGTATCAATGCTTGCTATAGCTTCTTTGCTATCATATTTAATTTTCATTTTAATGAGTAAATCTGCCCAACCCATGATACCAACACCAACATTACGGTATGTTCTTGCTGCTTCATTTACCTTTTCTAATCCATAATCTGCAATATCAATACTGTTATCACCAAAACGTAAACTTGTTTCTAATAACTCAGAAAAAGAATCAAAATCAAATTCTAAATCACCTGTAAGTAATTTAGATAAATTAATACTAACTAAATTACATACACCATAAGGTATAAGTGCTTGCTCCCCGCACGGATTTGTTGAGATCAAGCTTGTATCTTTTGGGTGTGGTGTCTTTTCATTCACAATATCTTTAAAAATAACACCAGGTTCTCCGTTTTCCCAACTATTATTTATAATAGCGTTCCACAAGTCTTTTACTTTAATCTTCTTATATACTTTTATTGGTTTTTTCTTATTTAACCAATCATCAAAATCTCCATTCCACTCTTCATTATAATTTTTATACTTTGTATAATCAGGAAACCAAAGTTTTATATCCTCATTCTTTTCTAAAGCAGTAAAAAAGTCTTGAGTTAAAAGGACAGATAAATTAAAATGAGTTAAATCTTTTTCTGTTTGTTTACAAGTAATGAAATCCATAATATCTGGATGTCTATAATCAAAAGTTGCCATCATAGCACCAGCACGTAAACCACCTTGTCGAATAGTTTCACCAATTGCTAAATCATATATTTTCATAAAAGAAATTGGACCTGAAGCTTTACCATTGATACTTTGAATGGCCTCATTTTTTGGACGTAAAGTAGAAAAATTGAATCCTGTTCCCCCGCCACGGGATTGGACTATAACTGCTTCTTTCAAAGTATCAAAAATACTTTCTCTGTTGTCATAAGGTTGAAGAACATAACAAGCTGCTAATGCTTTGTTATTTGTTCCAGCATTCTTTAATGTAGGAGAATTAGGCATTATATACAAATTATATATAGCATCAAAAAATCTATTCTCCCAATATTTTTGTAACTTTTCTGTTTTTTCTGCAGAAGCAATACATTTAGAAACTCTCTTACAAAGAGCCTTCCAATCCTCGCCCTCATGATAATAGCGTAATTTTAAAACTCTTTCAGCTGACTCCGATAATTTCATAATACCTCTTTGCTTTTAGTGGGTAAGTTTCCAAATATGATCCAATTCTTTTAATACTTCTTTACTCCAATAACAAGAAGCTTCCTTCGATTCTTCATACAGAAGGTCTATCTTCTTTAATTAATTTCAACCTGACAATTTTCATAGGTACTTTAACATAGAAAATTTCTTCATTAGTTCCTATCACATAAAACTTTGCCCAATCTTCTACTTTGTTGTCTTCGTCATATCCAGCAAGTATTAAGAAAAACCAGCCTTTTACTTCTGTTGAAAACTCTTCTCCACTACTTAGGGAATATAGATAATTAAACTCTCCAATTGGATTAGGTTCTTTTTTATTTCCTTCGTTACAAGATATAAGAAACAAGCAAGATAGCAAGAGTAGTTTTTTCATAGTTTTTCCTTTATTTAATATTTTCTTATTGTTGTTTCGTATTTATTACTTTCATTGACTATTTTTTCTTCCCGAAGCTCTTTTTCTGTTCTTAGACAATCTTCTTCATTTCTTCTCATTTCGTCCTTAATACTCATCAATGTTTGGATGCTAATATACTTTGTTGCTTCACTAATTTTGTCAAAAGACAAGGTTCTTTTACAGCAACATGGAACACTTTTTAATACATAATACTCATATACTTTTTTCCATCTAAAATTTTCTTTGTACTCTACAATATAACCGATAGTTTTATAGTGCCTTGTTCGTATCTTTACAGCTTTGTTTTTTTCGTCTGTTGTGCTATTTAGTGAGTGTATGACTATATATGAGCTTGCTACAAATATTACACAGATAGCCATTGTTGCTAAAAATTGAACAATACTCATTTCTCCTCCTTAATATTTAGTTTCATATCTTACTGTATCAATACTTGGAACATTCCATTCAGTGCTTGGTGGATAATCAAATACAATAATAGGATGTACCTTTTTCCAACCTTGTGTATAGTATTTATCTTTTTCAAAAGTCCACCCCGATGCTTTTACTTTATAGATTTGTTCATACACACAAAGAGTAATTGGTGTGGAACATTGTCTTGGGCCATAATATGCTTCTTCCCAATAATGTGAAATAGACACAACTTCATAGTTCTTTGCAACTACTGCCCAAACCATAGTAGTATCATAGGTAGTAGGTGGTATCTTTTCTGAATAACTCCACTTTGTTGAATCTCCCCCTGTGCTTAAATCAGTTTGTCCAAAGCAAATAGAAGCAAGCAACAAAATAAAAATAATTCTTTTCATTCTGATCCCTCCTTGTTATTAAAATTATTCCCGTTGGTGGGGCAAAGGTAACAGACAAACCACCAACGGGGCCTTTCCCAACCGGCGAATCCTTAGAGCATGTTTTGCCCTGTAATATTACCGAATGGACATTTTAATATATAATATTTTTTATTAAAAAGCAAGAATAAAATAAAAAACTTGCTTTTTCTAAATGGATTACTTATATTAATTAACTCATAAAAAACTAATTTACATAATGAAAGGGCTTTAAGATGAAAAAAGTTGCCTTGTTGTTCCTGTTTATTACGCTTGTTGCTTGTGCTTCTTCAAATGCTCAGTATTATACCTTTACTTCTGAGGATACTGTCTATCTCTCTTGGGATGCAACTACAGATATTGTAAGGTATTATACAGTTACGTTTACAGATTCTCTTGACCTTACAAAGAATTATTCTGCTACTTTCTACTCTTGGGATGTTGATACAGCTACGTTTTCTCATAAAGTAGATTTGGAAATTCCTGTTGGTCATTATGTTCTAACTATGGTTGCTTCTAATAATGCGGGGAGTTCTGAGCCTTCTGACCCCATTTATGTCTGGTTTCATGATCCGATTCCAGGAAAAGTTAGGGGTGTAAGACTTATTATTACCAGAGTTCAATAATGTCTTTGTATATAGTAATCATATGGCCTCTTGATGGTAGGGTAGAGGCCATTTTACTTACTTTTCAAAATTTAATCATTATCTCTGACTTATCTTGTTCAGAAACGATAGGGCTTTTTACAATTATTCCTGCTCAGTCAGAAGAAGAGGCAATAGAACAAGGCAATGTATTCCTTACTTTTGAGTTTGCAAAAGGTAAAAGAGGATACTCTATTTTCGAGAGTGCCTATGATTATGCAGGCCCAAAACTAAAGATGATAGACAAGATCAGGAAGGAAAGAATTAGAACAAATGAAGTTATTCTCAGACAAAAATTAGCAGCCTGTAATGGTTGTGTTACTCGTGCTGCTGAAGAGTTAGGCATAGATAGAAAAACTTTTTATCGTGGATTAAGGGAAGGAAGTGAACTTAGAGCAATGGGAGAGTAAGATGAAAACGAAAGCAGTTGTAGTAGGAATTAATAAGTTTAAGAATTTTCCAGAATCTACTCTTAATGGGTGTGTGAATGATTCTGAAAATATGAAAGCCTTGTTTATGAAGTTTGGAGTTGAAGAGAAAGATATTGTTGTTCTCCAAGACTCTCAGGCAACAAAAAGTAATATCATTGAAGCTATTGTAGATGCACTAAATACATTGCCAGACAAGTTTTTCTATTCGGTTAGTTCTCATGGTTCGTATGTTGTTTCTCAAGATAATGATGAAGAGTTGGATGAATGTACTATTTGTTACAATACCAATTCTAACTTTGATAATGTTATTGTAGATGATGAATATTATAATATTTTCAAAACTTATCCTTCTGTAAAAATTGAATGTTTTGTAGATACTTGCCATGCTGGAACAGTTTTAAGAATGGCTGATTTAAAAAAGATGTTTCTTGGTATTGTTCCTTATGATGTTCCCCGATTCCTTCCTAACAAAAAAGTAATGCCTTCAAAAAAGAAATACACTAAATCTGACAAAAAGTCTTTATACACAAAAGAGTATAAAAACGCTGTTCTTTGGGCTGCTTGCAGAGATACAGAAACAGCAAGCGATGCTTATATTGATGGAACTTATTGTGGAGCTTTTACTTACTATTTAACTCATAATTTCAAGAATACAAGACGACTCTGTTTGTATAAAAGACAATTTAAGACTATTACAGCAGAGTATGACCAGCAACCACAACTTGAATGTTCTTGGAAAAACAAATTAAAGAGAATTTTTTAATGGAAACACCTATTAATAATACACATGCAGAGTTTTTAGAAGGCGAAACTTTGAGAAAACTTGCTATTGCTAAAAAGTATGGTATGGTTGAGTTCAAAAATCGTTATATTTATGAATTAATGATGTATGACTCTTTCAAAAGGAGTTTCGGTGCTGATCCTATCATCAAAAGCCTACATTAAGCAAATAGCTGATACAAAATTACAGCTTTTTGTCTTTGACAACCTGAATTTTAGTAAAGCAAAGAACTTTTATGTCCTTTACGATCTGAAAATAGGTAAGTTTTTAGCAAATAAAGGATATGAAGCAATTACTTTCAAGCCTTTTGTGTTTATTTTTAATGATTATAGCTTAAAAACAGGTAAAAAGAGTGATATGAGAGATAGTTTATTCATTCACGAATTTACTCACATACTCCAACAGCGTAAAATAGGCTTATTTTTCTTTCTTATCCATTATTTGTATGAGTATTTTAAGCTATTAATTGAAACAAGAAGCAGTATTCTGGCTTATAGTATGATTTCTTATGAGTTAGAAGCCAGACAAACAGAAAAAGTGGTATCTAATTATGATCCAGAAGAACTCGAAAAAGACACAATGCTTGCTTGACCAGATAAAAGCTCTAAAAAATGGTAATACAGTGCTTATTTCAGCTTTAATGAGTCTTTTGAACCAGCATTGTATTCATGACGAAGAATTTATCTGTGATGTTTGTCTAAGTGCAGATGAAGAAGCTATATCTATACTTGAAGATGCTGGATTTTTAGTAAAAGTTAGTGAAGGTAAGTATAAATTAATGTGGAATAAGTTAGAAGAAAGAGAAAAAGAAATAAAAGGGAGTGTTAAATGAATATTGCTTTGGATATTGATGGTTGTCTTAGAAATTTAATGTCTTCTTTAGTTTATTCTTACAAACTTCATTATCCAACAGATGAAGTAGTTCCTATAAGTGAATGGAATCAGTATGATATTGCTCCATATTTTCCAATAGGCAAAGATATTTATAATTGGGCATTTAAAGATCATGCAAAAGAAGTATTTTTAGAAAATGCTTTAGCTTTTCCTTATGTCTATGACTGTATGAGTTTATTAAACAACAAAGGCCACAAATTATCAGTTCTTTCTTACCAAAACACTACTTCTTTTGGCTATACTTGTAACTGGCTGAATTTAGGGCTGATTAGTTTTTTGAGCGAAGTTAGAATAATGATTAATGATACATCTAAAAAAGGTACAGGGAAGGAGGATACGGATTATGATTTATATTTAGAAGATTGTGGAGAGACTATACAAAAAATGTTGGAAAAAGGCAAAAATGTTGTCTGTATGAATCAACCTTGGAACATAGGCATGGATTTAAGTTGTAAAAGAGTAGATAATTTCAAAAAATTTTATAAATATGTAATAGGAATGTAAGACAAAATGAAGGAGGAATATGAATCTTATTTTGGAGGAGCAACCGTGTTTTATCTGTAAAAAAGGTATTTATAATAATGAAATATGTCCTTGTTGCAATGGATTTGGATATTTTTTCAGAATAAAAGACGGAATGGGATATGTTGTTGGCTCTAAAGTATTAATTAACTATAAAATAGAAATTGAAGAGGAGAAGATAAAGAAATGAGTGGTTTTTACTTCCTGCTATCTTTGCTTAGTATATTTGGTTCAACTGTCTTATATTCTGTCTATTATGCAAGAGCAGAAGCTATTGTTTGCTACCGCATTCATATTAGTCAGCACCCACTGAGGGATTACTACCATTGGGCACGTCTTTTTGATAAGATAGGGTTAGTATTGTTTGGTTCTTCTCTTACTTTGAGTATTATTTTTCTTATTAGAATTTTAAACAGTGTTCCTTTTATTTTTTCCTTGTTTATTGTCTTTGATTATCTTGTTTTCCTTGTTGTTTGTTTTGCAATAGGTGTTGTTATATTTAATAGTAACTTTGATAACAAGGGAAAAGAGTTATATGATAAAGACGAAGCGTGGAAGTTTAGTACAGGTTCAGATTTTTTGGATGATTTATTTGGTTTTAAGTGGTAGGAGAATATCATGGAATTAACAGTAAAAAGATTCATGCAGACAGAGACAGAAACACTTGGAAAATTATTTATAGGTGAAGATTTTCAGTGCTATACTCTTGAAGATATTGCACAAGTAGAGAAAGTAAAAGGTAAGACACGAATACCCGCCGGTAAGTATAGAATTGAGAAAAGAAAAGTTGGTGGTACTGTAAAGAAATACAGAGAGCGGTTTGGCAACGACCACTATATGCTTTGGTTGCAAGATGTTCCTAATTTTGAGTACATTCTTATCCATGTTGGTAACTATAAAGAAGATACAGAAGGTTGTATTTTGGTTGGCAGTGGAGTAAATATCAGAGAAAAAAATAGCTACATTACTTATAGTGTAAAAGCATACCTTGACTTATGGAAAAAGATAGACAAGGTTTTTAATGATAATGAGTTTGTTTTTATAGAAATATTTGATGAGGTTTAATATGCCTAAAAAACGAGAGCCTACATTATCAGATATTGTTTTTGGTTTGTGGCTTCCCAAGATTAATTTTGAAGATGATGAGTTAAAAGTAAAAAGCAAAAAAGGTGGTACTGGCCCCAAGTGTATCAATGCTAAAAATGCCATGTTAAGAAGTAAACTGGAGAAGAAAAATGCTGGAGCGTGATCTAACTAAGACTAATGGAGTTATAAATAAGAATCTTCCTTTAGGCTGGTATTTTTATAGGTTTCCAGACACAGGGGGAAGAAAAAGGAATCCTCAAGGCTGTGATGGACTCTTAATGTTTGGAAAGCATGTAGCTTATTTTCTTGAAGTAAAGATTGGAAATGGTAAATTAACTGAATCAGAACAGAAACTGTTTAAGTGGTGTCACGATAATAAACGGCCTTATTTTTTGCTAAGATATTATGAAAAAGAAAATCTATGGGTTATGGAAGACCTTGTATTTAATAATATAAAAGTTAATACAGGAAATCTAAAAGATATTGTAGAAGAGTTAGTTGACTATTGTTGAAAGGTTTATTATGTTAAATGAAGGTAAAGATGTATCAAAAGAAAACAGTGGTGTATCATCTACTGAGTACAAGAAAAACCCTTATTTCTATGATGATAATGAACCTGCTACTGATAATTTATTAAACGAGCCTAACCCGAAAGAAGTAGCTGATGGATTGAGAGAATCTTATACCCTAAGCCAGCCAAAAATGATCTCGGTTTGGAATACTATTATTATCTGTATTTTAGTTGCTTTTGTAGTGTTTTTTGGGCAGAGAAACTACCTAAAAGATGAGTTAATTAACCAAGCTAAGATGATTGCAGAGCAACAGACAGTAATCCAAAGACAAGGATTGGCTCTGGAACGAACAGCTTCAGTTATCGACCAAGTAACATGGCCTAAGAAAGTGGCAGATGCTTGGAGAGAGATTGGATATAAAGTAAATAATGAGACTAAGTAGTAATTTCTCTTGATTTTGTAAAGGATTTTTCTTAAATTATAGTAAGTTATGATATTACACTTACTATGGTTTAGGAGATTCCCCATGAAAACTGTTGTGAAGGTTGTTTTGGCAGACGGTAAGCCTATTTGCAAGATTGATAAAATTAATGAGAATCAGGTTGCTACTTACGAGAATATTTTCCCTGATTATCTGTTTATGGCTTCTGTAGATGGCGATGTTCCCGATATGGAAGCTATTGGTACGGTTTTGCTAAGTAAGAAAGTTCATATTGTTAAAGAAGAGAAGAACGCGGTTGCCGATGTTCCTAAAATGCCTGCTGAACCGATAATTGAAAAAGCAAAACCGAAGAAATCAAAAGAGTAATAAGTAAGGCTCAGTCTTATAGGGGGAGATTGAGCCTTATTTTTTCATAAACTTTTTTTGCCACTCTCTGATATTAGTAATTACTTCTTCAGACAGAGTAGCTTTGCCTTGATTATAAAGATCAATCTGACAAGCATTTAGTTCTTTTGTGGTTATACAACAGACAATAAATCTGTTTTTATTTTTTGGATGAACCTTTACAATATCTGTTGCAGAAGGGGCACTGTTAATAACCATTTCTGCTTGTTTCCATGTTTCTTCAATAGACAGACCAAGAATAGCAGGTAAGTCTCTTAAATTGAAATGGTTGAACATGCAATATCCTCTATGTATGGTTTTAGCTCCTTCAAACATTTTTCCTGTAAAGATCATCATATATGGACAATGTACACACAACTGTTTTCCACCAAATGCTTTATCTATTTCATTATCTGTATAACTTGACTGATAAAGACGAAAAACAGCTTTGTTTTCTTCTGGCACTTTGATAAGCATATTTTTTCCTTGACTTTAAGTGGTATTTGGTTATATATTTAATATAGTAAATAATTAAGACAAAAACAACAATTTTTTCTGAGAATATAAATGGATGAATTAGTTGAGACTACGAGTAAAGAGCTTGCTACTGTCCTTCAAGCTGCAATAGATAAATCAAGAGAAGAGACAGCAAAGAGTTTTATAGAAGAAATGAAATTTTTGAAAGAGCAGTTAGATCAACTGTCAGACATTATAGAAGCTAATCCTAAAACCAAATATAGAGACTCAATGTATTATGAGTCCTACGAAGATATAAAGAATAATCCTAAATTTGAAAACCTGAGTGAAGCCGCTTTTCTTGCTGTTGGTGGTATATCACAAGTCACTCCGGAAGAAGATTCGTATTTTCAAGTAGCAGCAAGAGATAAAGCCAGATACTCTCCTTTTATCCGCAATATTGTAAATTTGATTGGTTCTGCTACTCTTTCTACAGGAATTAAAATAGATATTCCTAACGAAGAAGTAGATACATTAATTACCAATCTTCTTACCAAAGCTAAATTTAACAGCAAACTAAAAGGCTTTGTCAGGAACGAATATACAGATGGTGAAATATTTGTTGCCATGTATATGCGTTCTGATGGCACAGTTAAATTCAGAACTTTGGATGCACAAGAAATTACAGAAATAGAATATCACCCTGAAGATAAAGAAACCATTCTTGCAGTAAAAAGAGACTGGTTTGATTCCAAATATAAACCACACACAACTTGGTATGCTATATCTGGTTATGAAGAGCAAAAAGAAGATGAAGTAGATGGTGTTTATTCTGAACATGATAGTGAGTTAGAAGAGAATCCTATTGTATTCTTTTTCAGATATGGTTATAGAGAGGGTAGACGTGGTGAGACACCCCTTTTGCCTGTTTTACGTTATGATAGAATTTATGAAGATGTTTTACTTGATCTTGCAAGACTGTACCATGAGCGTTCTTCTGTTGCTTGGATTCTTAAACTAAAAGGCAATAACCCTAATATCTTAGACAGAACAGAGCGACCGGTAAGAGGAACCAAGATTAAGATTGAGACAGATAATAAAATTTGGAGGGTTGAGGACGTAAAGATTTCTGACTTTAACTCTGATAACTATGCAAAACCTCACCGTTTAGCTATTGCTGCTGGTGTTGGAATACCTGAATATCTACTTTTTCAAGATATATCCAATGCTTCTTATGCTTCTCTTCGTGCGGCTGGTTCTCCCTTTGATATGCTGATTAGTTCTATTCAAGACCGGTGGGTAGAGAATATTCAAGAAATAGTAAAGAATATTCTTAAAGGTCTTGTCAAGAGAGGCAAGCTAAAAAGCGAATATGAAATTACCAAACTTCCTTCCATGCAAGAGATTTTAGATTTAGGTAAACTTGAAGGAGATGAGTTAAAAGAAGGGGCAGATATTCTTAAAGCCAAAGTAACTAAGGTAAAGGTAAAAACAGAAGACCTTCCTATTTCTGTTATATTCCCAACTGCCCATGATGATAACCCATTACTTACTGCACAAGCTACATCTTTATTGGTTCAGGCTGGTATTATGTCAAGACGTACTGCAATGAAACTTATCGGTCTTGACCCTGAAAATGAAAATGCTTTGATCTCTGTTGATAGATTAGTAAATGTAATGAATAATAATGGAACTCAATCTAATAATCAACCAAGAAGCCAGCAGCCAGAAACGAACTATGCAAATAAAATGAATAGGGACACAGCTTGATTAATAAAGAGAAATTTCTAAAAGCTGTTTCTGACAGAATAGATGATATAAATAAATGTAATTCAAAGTCATATAAAGATACTTCGATAGAAAAGGTAATAGTTTATTTATTAGATACTTACAAGTCTGGTTCCTTTGACGGAATTATATCTATTAGAATTAGAAAAGAACAGATATTTCAACCAAGACTTGATTCTGTTACTGTCCCTGTTGAAAGTGATTATCGGTACTTGGACAGTTAACTATATAAAAAACAAAAAAACTATTGCTTTTTACAAAAATTATTCTTAAATTAATAATAACGTGAAGACTAAAGAAGTCTCACAATAATATTTCTATAAGCCATTCAATTAGAAGGCGACTATTTCCTTGACAGGATTTAGCCGCCTTTTTTGTTTTATGGAGAAAAAATGCCTTATACAAAGGATTCACCTCCAGATATTATCAAGAATATTCCTAAGAAAGCACAGAGTATTTTTATTGATACTTTTAATGCTGTTTTAGGAGATACTAGTGATGAAGATAAAGCAAGACAGGCAGCTTGGGCAAATGTTAAGAAAGAATTTGAAAAAGACGAAGATGGTAATTGGGTGAAGAAAAAGGAAACAGAAGAATTGGAACTTGAAAATACTAATTTAACTGAAGCGACAATAATTAACATTAGCCAAACCTTATCAGAAGCTGAATTTAATGAAGACAGTAAAACGGCTGTTGTTACTGCTATTGTTGAAGGCTGGTCATTAAATTTCACTGATGGTAAACAAAGATTTTACTCTCCTTCTGCTGTTGCTGATGTTGCTGAACTCCTTAACTCTTCTCGTAAACTCTATTTAGATCATTCCAAAACGGCTAATCGTTCTATGAAGGAGTGGACGGCTACTTGTAATAAATCGTGGGTGGAAACTGTTGGGGAAAAGAAAGTAGCAAAAGCCGAGATAGATTTTACGGAGAATCCTAATACTATATGGTTATTTTCAGAGGCAAAAAAGCATCCTTCCGAAATTGGTCTGTCTATTGATGGTCGTGGTGAGTTACGTTTGGGTAAAGTTGCAGGGAAGGATGCCGCAATTATCGAATCTATCAAACAGCTTAACAGCCTTGATTTTGTTACTGTTCCTGCTGCTGGTGGAAAAGTAGAGAGGGTGTTTGCTTCTATTGATGAAAACAAAGCTCTTTACATTTTGCATGAGGCTTACAGGACGTTTGATCAGATTCTTGCTAATATACAGAAAAATGAAAATCCTTTTATTGAGTATGAACAGGCTGTAAGTGCTATTAGAGGATTTGTTTCTGAGTTGATATGGCAAGCAGAGGTAACTGACCAGACAGATTTAGATAAAGTTATAAGTGATTCAGTAAATTCTTTTGGAGAGAAGCTAAAGAAAAGCATAGGTGAAATAAAGAAGAATCAAGAACCAAGTAAACAGGAATCCAAAAATAAGGAACATAAAATGGATTTGAATGAATTGAAGAAAGAACATCCTGAACTTGTTAATCAGATCAAAGAAGAAGTAAAAGCTGATATTGAAGCTAATAAAAAAGCTGATAATACTGCTGAGAAACTGGCTGAGGCTGAGAACAAGTTGAAGGATGCTGAAACCAAACTGGCTGAGAAAGAAACCAAGTTGGCGGAAGCGGAAAACAAGATTGCTCAATATGATGCTGTTGAAAAAGCACGTGAAAAAGCTGAAGCAATCAATGGCAAACTGAAAGATGCCGGTATTCAGGATAAAGTGACTGAGGCTTATGTTACTAACTTGAACAAACTGGATATTGAAGTGGCTGAAGTTATGATTAAAGAGTTTGCTGATGCTCTAAAGAAAAATGAAGGCAAAATTAAAGGTCTTGGCCCTGATGGCAAACAAATCAAGGAAGAGAAAGAAGAGAAGAAAGATTTGACCAAGATTAATTATGGTAAAGTTATTAAAGGCGAAAAGGAGTAACAAATAATGGCTACTACAAGTAATGTCCGTGTTTTGTATGGTCATCAAGGGGCAGCCGATCCTTTGAACCTGTGTCATTTTGGTATTCTTACTGGTACTGTTCTTGCTCCTGGCGACCTGACTTGTTATACGAATACTGCTGGTGGCGCGGTTGCAATGACGGCTTCGAGTGATAATACTATTTTTCGTGGTATTTGTCTTGATTATTCTGCTTCTGGCAAAACTGATCCTGTTCAGGTGTTGCTGCGTGGTCGTTGTACTATTACCACTTCTTCGGCTACTTATGAGCTTGGTGATGCTTTGAAGTATAGTGCTGGTGCTAATGGTACTGATTGGGTGCTTGAAGCTGCTACTTCTGGTGCAGACGGTGTTTTTTGGTCTATGGAATACAAGGCAAGTGCGACTTCTCTTACGGTTCAGTGGGATAGTTTTTTGGTTAGTGCTGGTATTGGCTCTGGTTCTGGTCCGTGGGAAGCGTTTGCATCTTAATTAAAAGGATAATTTACTATGGCTGACACAAGTAATGTTAGGATTTTGTATGGGGACAACGGTGCTGGTGATCCGTTGAATCTTGTGCATATTCCTATTTTGACTGCTACAGTTGTTGCCAAAGGTGATCTTATTAAATATGTAAACACTTCTGGTGGGGCTGTAGTTGTTGGAGCTAATACTGACAATGTTTATTTCCGTGGTATTAGTCTCTTTTGTTCTCGTACAGGTGAAACCGATCCGATTCAAGTTTTGCTAAGAGGCAGATGCACTATCACTACTGTTTCTGCTGATTATGATATTGGTGATGCCCTGACCTATAATGCTGGAGCAAATGGCACGGATTGGGTTTTGGCTGCGGTTTCGTCTGGTTCTAAAGGTATGTTCTGGGCTATGGAATATAAAGCTTCTGCTACATCTTTGACTGTCCAGTGGGATAGTTTTCTAATTGGTACTAGTATTGGTAGTGGCTCCGGCCCGTGGGAAAGTTTTGCTGCTTAATAACATTTAATAGGAGTTTTAAACATGAAGGACTTGAATCTCAAAGAAGCTGTGCAGAGCCAAATTGCCGATGCTGGTGAAGTAAAAGCTGGTGTTGCACGGTTTGTCAAAAAGTTCACTGAAGAGGTTATTCGGGACAGAAAAATCCAGTCTACAGACTTCTCGATTAAAGAGATGTTTGAAGCCACAACGATGGTGGAATATCCTGATCTGGATGTGAATGATAAACTGAAATTCCATGAAGCTGTTAATGGTTCTCAGTTTCCTTATCTGACCAAAGAACTGATCCATCGTGAAATGATCCCTACCTATGAAGATGGTTTGCAGGGTGCGGATATGTTGGTTACTGAGTTGGAAACCAAGCGGTATGACGAAGATAACATGGTTGGTACTACGGCTATGTCTACCATGCCTCTTGTTCGCCCCGGTCAGCCTTATCCGTCTGCTGATTTTGGTGAGAAATATTTCACTTGCAAGATCACTAATCACGGACAAATTCTGGATATGTCGAAAGAACTTATCCTTTCTGACCAGACTGGTACTATTGTCGACCGTGCAAATCAAGCCGGTATGGTAATGGGTCAGCATCGTCATCAGTATATTGTTGAGACGTTGATTGTCGCTCCCCGTGCTGCTGTTGAAGAGACTACTTCTACTGCCTGTATATATAAAGGCACTGCTATTACTGCATCTAATTTCTTCAGCAATGACCACTCTGCTTATGATGGTCAAAAGAATGATAACTTGGCTGCTTCGTCTGCTATTGGCACAACGGGTATGGATAATGCTATGGGCCTGTTGCTTAATATGAAAGATGAAAAAGGCCGTGTTATTGCTGTTACTCCGAAAGTGCTTGTGTGTCATCCGACTAAGGCTCGTACTGCTTGGCAACTGCTGATGGACTCGGATTTGTCTACCGTGGATTCTGCTAATCGTGGTAGAAACTATTACCAACAGAAGTACAATATTCAGGTGTTTCAGACTCCGTTCGTGACTCAAAACTCCGGTGCTTCTACTGACTGGTATGTTGGTGATCCGAAACGTGCTCTGGTATGGCTGTGGTATCAGAAGCCTGCTGTTGAACGTCAAGGTGCAAATTCCGATGCAGCGTTCGAGCGTGATATAGTTTTCCGCGCGCGCATGAGTTATTGGGGTGGAGTTTGCTATCGTGAGGTAGGACGCTACATTGTCAAAGCAACTGCATAACAACAACTTAGGGGTTGTGAAATATCAACCCTTATATGAAAGGAAAAGAGATGAAAGTTAGTAAAAAAGCAAAGGTATTCTTGCTTGGCTTTACCTTTTCGTTGTTTGTTATGTGCTCTATCGCTGCTTATACTGGGTTCGATACGATTCGACTAAGAGGTAATGGCACATCTGATCCCGATATTGAATTGCAAAACGGCTCTACAATATCGAACTATGTATCTGGCACTATTGATTTTGGTGCTGCTAATTTGACTACTACCGGTACTTTGGCTACAAGCGGTACTTCTTTTATTTTGTCTGGTAGCAGTGCTTATTTGCAAGCAGATCAGATTCGGCTTGGTTATACTACTCCTACTGATACTCTGGCTTTTGGCGGCAATGAAGTGATGAAAGTCTATAACAAAGGCGTTTCTGCTACTGATATTGCTGCTAATGACGTTGTTCAGTGGGATACAACGGCGGTAGAGATTGCGGCTGACACGACTAAGGGTTGGTGTAAAGCAAGAATTACCAATAACATTATTTTTGATTGTTTGGCTTGGGTTAAAGTTTTCAGGCCAGCAACTACAAACGTGGATACTATTTGGGTGTATGGTAAGAACTCGGCTGGTACTGCCATTACTGAGAAATTGATTGGTGCTGCTGGTTCTGAGCCTAATTTGTATTCTAAAAATTTGTATTCTGACATTGATTCTATTCGTACTTCTAAAGCTGGTAATAGTGGTGATTATGCTTTTGATGGTATTTATTACAACACTGTCATTGTTTCTGCTGGTGCTACTAATTTGGTGTTTGGTGTAGCTAATTCTGCTATTGCTGACAGTGGTGGAACTGGCTATGTTGTGACAAAAGGTCTTGCAAGAGCTACTGTTGATGCTAATACACTAAACGCAAAACTTGGCACGTTGCTTACAGGTGCTGCGGCTGGTGATGCTGTTACTATTGCTTCTGCTACTGCTGATTCGACTAAAAATGCTAAGATTCTTGGTCGAGCGGTTCAGCCAGGGTTCAGAGACAATACTGCTATTTTGATTTTTGTTGATCCTAAGTAAGTTGGTTGATAAGGGGAGGGTTTTTCTCTCCCCTTTCTCTAAAAAATAGTTAATTCTATACTTGTTCTGATACTCCTTTAGAGAGTATATTAAATCCGAAAATAAAGCCTTCCTTCCATATATTGAGGTAAAGAAATGAAAAAAATTCTGTTTGTTCTCATGCTTATTCCTCTTATAGCATTTGGACAAAATACAGGCACATTTACATTTTCGCCAGATTCAGTAGGCATTGTTCTTGAAAATGCAGATACTACTTTTATTTGGGTTTCTTGGCCTAATGAGTTTGACTATGAAAATAATACTTCTTGGCCTATTATTATAGAGGATACTACCGGTAGTAAACCTTCTAATTTGTTTATTCCTTATTCTGGAGAGACTTATTGGAACGGTAATTTTTATGTAGGTATTTATCTTAATTGCGCTGTTGCTACTGCTGTAGATTCTTTGTGTATCAGTTGGTCGCCTTATGATGATTATGGTAGAGTTTATACCAACGATGTGCGGTATTTGAAATTCTCAGATGGAACTGCTTCTTCTACTGAAAGTTGGTTTACTACAGGCGTGGATAATGGTTGTTATGGTGCGGCCTCTAGTGGCCAGTCTGTACCTACGAGTGGCGTAAGATTTACTATTATTCAGCATGATACAAGTTGTGTGGATACGGTTGGGTTTAAGATTTGGAAGAACTAACTTTTTGCAGCGAACGTACTCTTTAGGAACAAGGAAATGACTGTATCGTGGGAATTAATCGCTGTGTTCGTATCTGCATTAGGAGTAGTTACAACAATATCCATTTATCTTGACCAGAAGAAATCAAGAAGGTTTGATAAAATGGAAGCCTTCAATAGCATCATTAGGTGTGATTTAGACAACACAAAACAGGAAGTAGCTATTATTAAGAGTGAAGTCGGAATCCACAAAGCATCTGTAGAAAAACAATTCATGCAGGTAGAAAGATCACAAATTGAATCAAGGGATATTATTTTAAGGCAAGTAGATGAAATAAAAGAAATTATTCAAGGTGTTTCAGACAGACTTGAGAAATTTTTTGCTATAACACAGGAATTGAATATTAAAGTTGCCGAGTTGAAGGTTGCAGAACACATAACAAAGTCAGAACGATGAACCTCTCTGAAATGCAAAAAATAGAGCCTACCGGTAAGATTGATGAGCCAAGAGTACCTGAGCATGAACCCAAAATTGTATTCTATAAGAAAAATGGGTTCAAGCGAGTTACAGGCAGTATAGTTATGATAATCGGTGGCATTCTTTCTTTAATTCCTAAAACAGCTTTTTTGGGACAGGGTTTGTTTTATGCAGGAAGTGCTTTGTTAGGTGTTGGTGCTGCTCATGCTTATCAAAAAAATAAACAAAGTATAAGTGTGGAACCTGTTGGTTGGACAGCGTTTGTATTTAAAGTATCAGAACTACTAAAAAGGTTTAAAAAGTAAAAGGAGATTTATCATGTCCGAAGCGAAGGAACTAAAAGAAGTGTTGGAGTTTGGTTTGGCTCTTGGTATGTCTGTGGATGAAGCATTGGAAGATGGGTTTGACTGGCAGGATTTGATCTCTCTGGTTCCGCCCATGACCAAACTGCCTGCTGCTCTCGATGGACTTGAGCTTGTGGATGATGAAATTGCTAATCTGGATCAAGAAGGCAAAGCTGAACTGGCTGAGACTATCGAGAAACTTGAGCTTGATTCCGAACTGACCGAAAAGATTGTTGAGCAGTCTTTGGTTACGGCTGTGGAGATTGGCAAGTTGATTACTGTTTTGAGAAAAGCGAAAAAGCAAAAGTAGAACTAATTTAGGGGTAGGAAAAGTGGGCCAAGAAAATAATAAATAAACTGTGGCTTTTGCACTTTTCTCTACCCCTTACTTTTAGGAATTAACATGACTGATTTAAAGACATTAAGACGTGAAGTGTATTCGACTCCACTCGATGCAAGAATTTTGATGTTTGATGCTATTGAGAATCTTACACATGCCAGTACACTTTTACTTAATGACTTAATGATTGATACTTTTGCTTTAAGAGCCAGAGGAATTATAGACATGAAGTTGGGTGCTATTTTCTCTGGTACGTCTGTTATTGAAACTACTCCTTACACCGGCCCTGTGCTTATCCCAAGACCAGACCACGACAATACAGGAGAGAATACCGGTACTGGTGTGTTATATGGTGCAATTCCTGCTTCAGATGCTTATACTGAACTATGGACAGTTTATTTTACTTCTGATACTGCTTTTACAGTTACAGGTTCTTATTCTGGAAGTCAAGGAACAGGTTCTATTTCTACTGACTTTACTTCTACTAATTCAGATTTAGTAATTCCTTCAGATGCGTGGGCTGGAACTCCTGCTTCTGGAGATTATTTTTATATTCCTGTTTACAAGCACGTACCTGAGATAGTTGCTCTTTCTACCCTTCTCACTGCCGGATTAATTCTAAAAGGAGTTAATGCCAATACATCTACAGAAGGGGCAGGTATCGGGACTAAATTTTATAATGATGCAATGTCTCTGTTAGATGAGGTAGCTTCTGGAACTTCAAGTTTGATGGGAATAAATACATTAATTAATTCTTCTGATCTTTTGGTGAGTTACGAGATTTCTCATGCAGGTTATGATATTTCCAATTACCAGGACGATGAAAACCCCAGGTATATTAATAATTCATCTGCTGTATATCCTTTTTGGCAGAATTGGATTAGATGATGGCATTTATTGAAGTGAAAGTGACTGGAGATACTTTTACTCCTCTAATGAAAGACTTGAAATCAAGAGTTTCTGGTTCTCGAATGTCTGGTTTTATGAAGAATCAAGAAACAACTTTATATAATAACGTAACAAGATCGTTTAAAGAACAGATTTACGGCACTGACTCTGGTGAAACTAAGTGGGTTGATTTAAAAGACAGTACGGTTAAGATTAGACAGAAAAGAGGTACTTGGCACGGAATGTCAGGCTCTATTCTTAAAGAAACTTTTGTATTTTTCCATGAGATGAGACGGCATTTTAAATCTGGTAAAGACACAAATGGTTATTATGCTAAATTACATGCTCCAAGTACCATACATACAAGTGCTGGTGGAAGTAAATTACCAGTTAATAGATTAGCAGAGATACATCAATCTGGTTGGGGCAAGATTCCTGCAAGGCCGCCCTACTCTTTTTTGTTAGAGACAAGAGATAAATTAGTAAATAACTTTCTGAACTATTTTTGGAAGTAATGTGGCTGTAATAGAACAAAATATGAGAGATTTACTCAGAAGTCTTAAAGCTCTTACGATCACTCATATGAAGAATGGTGGAAGGAGCACTAATCTCTCTACTATTAAAACTGTGAAAATTGGTATGCTTTCTCCGGCTAATACTATATTTCCTGCTATTACTTTTATTCCAAGATCAGAAAGATTAGGCGGATATAGAAATGGTGGAGTATATAGAGTAGACAGGCAAGTAGATATAGAAGTTTATGTTAAATTAGGCAAAGTAGAAGATTCCGGCAAACATATTCAAGAAACCTGTCATCATGTAAAAAATATGTTTGATAATTATGATGATTGGAGAATGCCTAATGATGACGGAGATGATACTATTTGGACTTATTCTCCCGGTACAATCAGTTATGATATAATTTCAGATAGAGATACTTTGTTTCAGAGAGCTTTGTTACCTTATACTTTTACATCATGGGAACAGGCTCCTACTTTTACTACAAGCTCAACTATTGGTCAGTATGATTTAAGAACTATTGGAGAGTATGTTTATTCTTCTCTATTAGCAGATTCTACTCTTACAAATGTTAAAATGTTTTATTCTCATGCTGCTCCTCCTGTAACTGTTGGAAATGGTATTGTTCTTTCAGTATTAGAAAATGTATGGGAATCTAACAGAAGAGAAGCAGGTAGAGATAATCCAACAGGCTACACAGATGTTTTAATATGGACTAAAGCCTCTCCATTCGTAGGTTCTTTAGACTTGAACTTAGAAACAGTAGAAAAAGTAAAAGATGTTATTCAAGCAGATCAACATATGGGTGGAAGATGTTATAACTCTTATATCAGTTCTGTACAATATGGAGTTAATACAGATTTAGCACTTTATGTTTCGAGAGTAATGTTGGAAACTTGGTCATATAAAAATACTTATCAACCAACCGTTCCAACAGAGCCACACGAAGTATCTATTGATTTTATGGATGAATAATTATGGCAGTTTGGGCAAAAGAAAGAGCTATTTACATTTGTAGAAGAAGCGATACCGGCAAACTTGATACTTCTACACATACTGTGGTTTACAGACCAGTATCTGTTGGCTCGTCTGGTGATATTTCTGCAACACAATTAAGTTCTCTGTTTGCTTATAAGCCAGACTCCAATTTAGACACAGAAGAAGCATATGATATTTATGTAGACGGAACAAGAATAAGAAGAGTTTTTGGGCCGGATTTATTGCCTGATGTTGGTGTTTAAGGAGATTTAAAATGAAAAAGTTATTCTTTTTGTTAATAATTCCTACAATAGTTTTTGCACAATATAGAAGTAGCAGTTTTAGAGGTTCCGGTGGTGGGTCTGGCTCTTTAGATTTAACTACGCTCCTCCCCATCATTGCCGACTCTGCAAAATGGACAGACGGCTCCACCGTGAACTCTATCAAGCCACGTGATGCCAAGACTGTAGAGGCCGACTCCGGCAAGTTCGGTGCGCTGGAAGTTACCGGCAACACAATTCTTGGCGGTAATCTGACGATGGTCACCACTGCCACCGAGCAAGTCAAGCTCGGCACCGGCTCGGATGCAGCGCCGGAGTTGTCCAGCGTGGGCGATACCGATACCGGTATCCGCTTCACAGGCGGCAACAAGATGCAGCTTGTCCAAGGTGGATTAAACTCACATACGTTCAGGCCATATCGGTACACACAGACGTATAGTGATGGTGATACCACAAGTATGTGGATGGACGGAACTTGGTTTTACATAAAATCAAGCGCACGATTGGTGTTAGACCCTGTTTATCAAGTATCATTGAGAATCGGCGGATTGGAAAAAATGACGTTTAACGCGACTTATTTTGCCCCCGGTGTAGCAGATTATTACACCAGCGGTTTTTCGACATTGCCATGGAAAGAGCATTATGTGTCAGACCTGTCCGTTATCGGCGGCAAGGGCCAGACCGCAACTCAATATATCAGTAAAGAGGCAACAATTACCGGCGCTGATTCATCTCATACAATCTGGGTGAATGCAGCGGGTGATCCAGAATATATCTTCGCAGGAGCGAATGGAAACCAGTGGAAGATTGGTCTGGATTCAGACAAGTTAACATTTTGGTTTAAGGATCAATCAAGCTGGATCAAAAAGGCAAGCATAGACACGACAGGAGCCTATACTGATGAATACTAAACTATGGTTTTTACTACTGATGCCCGTTCTGGTGTTTGGTCAAACCATAAGTCAATCCGGTAATATTGTCACCATTGGTGATGGCACTTTTAGCACATCAACAGGATTGTTTTTGCCGGATACTGTCTGGACATCAGTTGGCCAAGAGTGCAATATTTATTTCGAAAATATCACGACCGTCCCAAATTATCATAACTACATTTTTGATGTGACGTGTGATAGTGGAAAGACGGAAGCGGCGCGGTGGACTTGGACGCCCGCCAGCGCAACCAGTGGAAACTATGCACTTACTGTCAGTGTATACGCCAATAGCCGCACGGCGATTGAGGCGGCCAGTACGGTTATTTGTGTGAGCAAAACCATTGTCACGGCTGCGGCAAGGCGTATCCTGATTATAGGCGACAGCATTACTGATGCCAATGCATATACTGCTGAGTTAAAAGACCTTGCGGGTGATAGCTTGCTATTTATAGGCACGCAAGATTCAGGGACGGACAGTCCGAATGAAGGTTATCCCGGCTACACCTATGCAATTTTTGAATCTGGCATTGGGCATACTTCGCCATTCGTGCATACCGAGGGTGGTCATGTGGATTTTGCTACATATCTCTCCGGTAACGGATTGGTTGCGCCAAATTTTGTTGTGCTAAATTGTGGTGTAAACGATGTTTTTGGTGGCTATACCGCAAACATCCCCGCTGTAATGGCAAGCCTTGACAGTCTGGTTACTGCCGCTCTGCGCGACATGCCATTATGTAAGGTTGTTATTGCTTATCCGCCGCAACCGGCATATAGTCAAGACGCGTGGGGGAATAATTACTCAAATTTGGGCCATCGCTGGTTTCACAAGCTCAATCTTGCTCTGCTTAATGTGGCACTTAAAGCCAAATATGGCACGGCGGGTACAGCAAAAAATGCGCGGGTATCACTATTGCCGTTATATTTGGCCGTTGACACGGAACACAATATGCAGGACTCACTAATTACGTGGAACGCTCGCACAGATAGCACCTATAACAAGCAATCCAACGGAGTGCATCCCGCAGAAGCAGGATACAACCAGATGGCTGATGCTGTATGGGGAATTGTGAGGTCAAAATGGTAATGTGTAAGATACTTTTAATATTAGCGCTGGCTGTATCGGTCAGTGCGCAGACCTACTCTCGCTGGAACTACAGCGATGCTGTACCGCTCAACGCGGCGGCTGATGCGGCGATGGTGGCTTTTTACAAGGCCGCGATGGACAACCATGCCGAGGGCGAGCTGGCCGTGCATGTGAGCTACACCTATCCGGCAGCGACCGATAGCAGCTTTGAACTGCTGGACTTGGGCGACAAGGTCATCCATGTCTTTGACCCAACGTCTGACGGGGCCACACCGCTGGCCCGTGAGAATACGGTGGTGGTCTTGTCTAAACACTCACCGTTAAAGAGCAAGACCCTGATCGGCGGAGATGGAATCCTGCCAAAGGGCCAGACAATCCGCCCACTGAACACGTACCTTGCATGGGCGGCTCGCAAGGAAGTTAAGATTCTGCGCAAGGCTGTTGATGATGCACAAAAAGTTGACAAGAAGCTGAAGCGTAAAGATGCCTGGCTAAGGGTAAAGGCTTATAAAAAGGCCGAGAAGGAAAAATTTAATAAAGAAAAGTAGCATGAAAAAACTATTTTACATATTACTCATTCCATTGAGTATTTTTGCTCAAGTCACTTACCAAAAGTCTAAATTCTACCAAGTATGGTATGATGCAGCTAAAGAAAAATCTCATTCTACTTTTGCTTTATTCGACACATCTTCGATTAAAACTTATTATACTTCTACTGGAAAACCTTTATTTGAGATTTATGACCAAGTAGGAAGTAGAGTTTTTCATTTAGATTCTTTAGGTGTTGTTCACGCTGATTCTTTAGCAGTAGGTACTTTTTTATATAGTGGGGCCAATTTTGCTGATTCTTTAAGAGGAACTGGATTTACTAAAGATGTAGATGAATGGTTTGACAGTAATGGTATTTTATCTGTTGGTATAAAAAATGGTGTTATTTTAAATGAAGACATAAATGCAAGTGCGGCTATTGCAGGAACTAAGATTAGTCCTGATTTTGGAAGTCAGGATGTTATTGCTGATACAGTAAAAGCTTTTGTGCAAGATGGGAAAATAAGCAATGCAGCTATCAATGCCAGCGCAGCCATAGACGGAAGCAAGTTGGCAGATAACGGCATCACCTACGCCAAGCTGGACACTGGGGCCGCCGGGTTCGTGGACGTGCGAAAGTTTGGGGCGACAGGTGACGGGGTGACAGATGATACGGATGCGATTAGAAACGCAACTTCGGCGGGGAGGGCGGTTTATTTTCCTTCTGGAACATATTTAACTGACTCTGTTCGTGTTGAAGCAAATCAGGTCTTATTTGGCAATAATGCAAAGTTGTTTGCAAAGGCGAGTTATACCAATAGCATATTGCGCGTTACGGGGGACAATGTAAAGATAAATGGTTTATACTTTGATGGCAACGACGACAACAATACATCAAAAACCATTATTTATATCGAATCTGGAATGGACAACATTGAGGTTTCTGATTGTAGTTTTATAAATGTAAGTGGGTATGCAATTCAGTCATCCGTTGGCACAATTCATAATATTAAAATATTAAGAAACAAAGTTAATATCACCAGCAATTCGGGGTTTTCATTTCAAGCTGGTGTGAAGAAGATATTTATTAATGATAACTTTTTAAATAGTGTTGCTGGTAATGCCATACAAGTGTATCATGCCACGCTTGATTCGTCGGAAGATATTCACATTTCCGGTAATACCATATCAAATTGCGCGTCAATCCCAATTGAAATACAGCGCGGGAATAGAGGCGTTGTCGTCAATAATACCATTTTTGGTTCTGGAACAAACGGTATATCTGTTGGGAGTTGTTCTTATTTAACTATAATTGGGAATATTATATCAGACCAATCGGCGGAAGCGGTTGAGTTGGGACATGGCAGCTATCAAGTTGTGTCCGGCAATATAATTAAAAATTGTTTGTCTGGAATCAAACAAACAGACCATGCAAACATTTCAAAGAACATGACTATAGCTGGAAACGTAATTGTAAACACTGACTCTGTTTCCGGGGCTTATGCAATAGGTTCAGGAATAGAGATTTATAATACTGAAAACTGTTTAATATCCAACAATACAATAACTAACCCGTTCACAAAAGGTATTGTGTTTGGAACTGCGGGGGCTGCCTGCGCTGCCGGTGATACTGTTAGCGGGGGAATTATAAGCGGCAATATAATAAAGTTTGATTCAAGCTGGCATAACATATTAAGGAGAACTCCTATTGGAATAAATCTAAGCGGTATAAATGATGTTACTGTTTCAACAAATGAAATACAATCATTCTGTGGTATATCCACTTATTACTATTATGGTGGAGTGATGGTTGGGTCTATAAAATGCAGAAATATAAGAGTAATTGATAATAGGTTTATTGGATTAACCACCCCCATACAGATGTGTGCAATTACGGCAAGCGGGGCCTCTGGATGGACAATAAAAGGGAATAAGGTTTGGGGATACCGTTTTGGCGTACATACTTACAGTTATGCCGGAAGCGATGTAACAATAACGGACAATGATATTTCGGGCTGCACAGATGCTTATTACCTGCACGCCAATAATAAACTTGGGTATATATACACAGGTGATAAATTCGGCTTTGCAACAGAAACCCCAGACAAAACAATCGGCATCGGTGGCGGCACAGACGAATACAGCATATCTGTTGCCAGTGACAAGCTGACATTCTGGAACGATGCTGCTACGCCTGTTGCAAAGGCCACCCTGGACAGCGTAGGCACGTTCGCGGCCGTGGCCGCTGATTTTGACTCTGCCACGGTTGGCGCAGGGGGGGTATGGCAGAGGGATTGGTACTATAACGCCGCAGATTCCAGCATCCGTATTGTGTTCTACAATAGCATACTATCACGTGTTGACACAGTAAAATGTCCACAAGCAAAATAACAAGACAATAATATGAAAAAGATGACACTACATTTACTAATTTGAATATTTTTATTGAGAAGGTGCCAGAATGACTGGAGTGCATCATGCTTATTTAGGACTACTTTTGGTATTAATTGGATTCTTGTTTATTTGGATATGTTTACCTTTAGCTTATATTTTAACTTTAATTGGATTTTTAATTTTTATAGATGATTTTATACAACACATTAAACAAATAAAGAATCCACAATATACAAGTTTCTTACATAACCTGTTTGGCAAGTATCTTTGGAAATATGAATTAGTAAGAAAAATAACTAAATTTTTTGATAGAATATTTGGAGTAAAAAATGCCTAAATACAAAGAAGTAAAAGAAGAGAAAACAGCAAAATTTCAACGAGTATTAGGACAAAAACTTGATATGGAAAAAGACTGTAAACTCTATCAAGAACAACCTGAACTTAGATTGAAACTATTGAATTATGAAATAGTAGAACTCCCTGAAAATACTAAGTTAAGGGGAGTCAAGCAAGTAAATGAAGAAAAGAATGATGTAACTTTATAAGGAACAAACAGTTATGGCTGGCTTGAATACTTGGGGGCAGTTGTACGGGATTCGCACTTATATTACTGGAACGCTTTCTGATGGTGGAGTAGGTGCTGACTCTGCTTCTGTGTGGAATTCTGCAACTGTTACTACTGGAAATTTTGTAGCAGGCGCAATAGGTGTAGATACAAGTAAGTATGGTATTCCTTTAACAAATTTTCCTGTTTTTGACTCTGGTACTGCAATTATTAATACTCGAAAAGCAGTAGGCACATCTTACCGTCAAACAGGAACCGGATGTTTAGAGTACCAAATGGGGGCAAGAACACCACAAACTACTTATGAGTGTGACGCTACCTATAAAATAATGGCTCTTTTTTGTCAGCTTTTATTCCAAGGTGGTGCGTCTGAAGCTGCTACTACTCCTTTCTTAAAAACATATATTCCTTATGCAGAAGGAGACGCTGATGTAGTTGCTTGTGCTGCATTAATTAGAAAAATGTCTGGTCAAACCGCTAACTCTCATGTTATTGGTGGGGCTATTATTCGTTCTCTGTCTATAAGTGGAGAAGAAGGACAACCGATTAAACTAAGTGCTGAGTTTACTGGTTATAATATGGTTTCTGATTACGACTACAGTTCTGAAGCTAATATTCTTGAGTTTGATACTACTGCATGTCTTATGTTCCAGAACATGAGTGTAAAGTTAGCAGGAACAGCAGTTAATATCAGTAAATTTGATTTATCTATTTCTAACAATGCCGTGCCAAAATACTATAATACAAATGCAGTGACAAAGTTTGTTCTTGGTGATTTTACTGCAACTGGCAATATAGTGGTTCCTTGGGCTGCTGCTACGGTCGGCGGGAATGCACAAATAGATAATTTTGTAAACGGAACTGACTGCTTGCTTCAGTTTTATTTTGGTAATGAAACACCTTCCGCTACCGGAGATGTAAAGATAGAGGTCAATGCTCGCTATACAAACGCAAGTGTGGAAGGTGAAGATGAAATTGTTTCCAGCCTTCCGTTCGAGGGAGCTTTTGATGGGACAAACGCGGCTGTTAGAATCTATGTAGCAGATGCAGTTGACAGGGGTATTGCTTAATCAGAAATAAATTGATTATAACTTCATAAGGAACAATAAGATGGCAACCCGAACTATATGGGAAGATTTGTATTCTGTGGCTTCTGGCGTTACTAATATCAGTACCGCAGCAAATGGGGCTTTTGGTATACCTTTAACTAATCATCCAAGCTTCAATCCCGGTACTCAGACAATTAATACCAGAAAAGCTGTTGGTACTTCTTATCGGCAGACAGGAACAGGTTGTTTGGAATATACACAAGGTTCAGCTATTCCTACTACCAGTTTTGAGTTTGATGTAAGTTCTAAAAATCTGTCTCATTTTCTCTGGTCTTTGTTTCAGACAGGTTCATTTCAAGCAGGTGCATCTACTTATATTAAATATTATGTGCCCTATGAAACACCTGATGTAGAGATGTGGCTTACTCTTATTCGTAAACTTGCTCCTAATGCTACTTCTTCTTCTCACAGAATTGTTGGAGCTATTGTTAAAAGTATATCTCTCTCATGTGAAGAAGGACAGAATCTAAAAGCTGTTGTAGAATTTCAAGGTTATTCTTTTGAGTCAAACAGAGATACTGCGGATGATACTTTTACATTTCAAACTGCAAGTTGTCTTCAAATGCAGAACGCTACTATTACTCTTGATGGAACAACTGTCTATGTTCCAAGTTTCAGTTTGAATATTACTAATAATGCTCTTACAAAATTTTATGATAATAGCACAGCAGTAAGACATGATGTAGGTGAATTCTCTGTAACTGGAAACATAAGAATCCCTTGGGCACAAGCTACCGAAGGGGCAAACCAACAGATAGATGATTTTTGTAATGGTTCTGCTTCTCGTTTAGTTATTTATTGGGGTGATAGTGAATTAGCTAATGCTGATACAGAATTTACTATTATTTCTCATATTCGCAGAACGGCTGTATCTGTTGAAGGTGAAGATGAGATTATTTCTTCTGTTGATTTTGAATGTGCTTCTGAAGAGTCAAGTTCATCTGTTACTACAGCTTTAGCAAGTACAATTGCTGTAAATGCTGGAACTGTAACTGGAACAAATACAGTATTTTCTAACTTTAATGTTGGTGACTTGCTTTATCCTTTAGGTAATTGGGTTAATGCTGGAGATGAAACAATAAGAGTTATTACAGCAATAGCAAGCAACACCTCAATGACTGTATTTCCGGTTTTTACAGGCACAGATTCTGGTAAATACTATAGGATTCGTTCTACTCCTATTACCTTTTCTGTGTGTGATGCTACAAGTATTATGGGAATGTAAATTTATATTGCTTTTTAAAGGAACATTGGCTTAAATTCCAATAACTAATCCGACTTAGAGAGCGGATACTTTAATCTAACACTTATTAAGGAGTGTCTAATTATGTACGGGCCTACTGCTGAAAGTTTTCGTTATGTTTTAAAGAATGAAAGAGAGAGTTTGAAAGAAGAGCAGACCGTCTTTCACATCAAAATCCTCACTGCTTCTGATTCTGCTAAAAATCTTAAAGCCTATTCAAGAGCCTTCTCTACTGTAGGTAACAAGAACGAAGTTAATGAGTCACAGTATATCAGAGCCTATCGTGGTGAGTGGAATAATTGCGTTCTTAAAGTAGAAAATTACAAGTTTGGTTATAAATTTCCTGAGTTGCAAGAAAAGGGATACCAGACTTTTGATGATCCTGATTTGATTGCCAAGATGTTTGAAGAGATGCCTGAAAATGTAGTTAAAGAAGTTATAGAGGCTGCTAAAGGCGAAGTTACTCCAGAGGAAATTGACAGAAAAAAATAGCACTGACCGTTTTCTGGAGCAGGTGGAAAGCACAAAAGCTGGAGCGGCAGGTAAACTATGATTGTAATTCCTGCCGCTTAAATAATTGGATAGAGAAACAACATAGAATTTGCTTTTTGGCTGATAGGGAACAAGAAGTGCCTTTTCCCAAGTTTAATATAGAAGATGATAAAGGTAATCCCTGCAAGCCTGTTCAAGCAATGGAAAACGGTCAATTTGCTTATACTTGGGAAACAGTTACACCTGAAGGAATATATGAGTGGTTGAGAGTGATGGAGTCTTTATTTCCCCAAATGCCGGAACTAAAAGCAATGCAAACCTATCTTAAACCTGTCTGTGTTGAATCCGTCCTTGATCCCTATGTATATCATTTATTTTCATTAGAAGCTGCTGTTCAAGCCTATGGGACAACAGCTTTAAGTTTAAGACAAGACCTGTTCTCTATATTTGAAGTTATTAGAGCATCTGGAAATCAATTTGAAACACTTCAGAATTTTGAAAGAGAACAAGAGTTTAAATCACAAGAAACCAAGAGTAAGAGATAACCATGCCTTCTACTGCCACAAGGGTTTTAGATTTAGTTTTCAGGATAAATACAAGTCAATTCGACCGGTCATATAATAATGTAATCCAGAAAATTAATAATATAAAAGTAGCATTGAACTCGTTAAACAGTGCTTCTGGCAGTGGTTCTTTGGGATTGAACCAAACAGTAAGAGGGTTTAATAATGCTACAAGAGCAGCTAAACATTATGGTAGTTCTCTTGTTCAAACAAAAAATAGCATGAGAATTTTTGGTAATGAGTCAGGTATATTAAAATTCATTGCTATTATTCGTTCTGAATTTTTACTTGCTGCTTTTGCTGTTGGTAGATTTGTAACTGTTCTTAAAAGCACTGTGGAAGAAGCAAGAGATACACAGATGGCTTTGGCTGGTGTTCAATCTATTGCTAAAGGTATGGGGCATGATGTAGATAAAGTAAATAGTGTTGTAAAGAAATATGCTGACACCGGTCTTCTAACCATGAGGGAATCAGCAAATGCAGTAAAAATGCTTTCGTCTATGGAGGGGGTAACAATAGACCTTGTAGATAAAGCAATGCAAGCTATGTTGGATTTTGCTGCTTTTAACAGACTTGGACAGTACACAATAGGTGAGGCAGTTATGGTTGCTGCTCAAGGATTTAAAGAACAGCGTGCCCAAGTCACGGATGCAATCGGATGGGTGAAAAATTTACAGGATGCTTGGAAGGAGTACGGCAAAGAAATTGGTGTGTCTATGGGTAAGCAATCGCCTGCACAAAAGAATCTTGGTTCTTTAAATATATTAATTAAAGATTCTGCTGTTGTACAAGGAAATGCCCAAAGAGCTTTGGAGTTATATGGTGGTTCTGTATCTAAACTAAACACAGCTCTTATAGTTTTAAGACGAGAGATTGGTGAGACTCTTATTCCTATAATGGCTGATTGGGCAAGGAAGTTTTATGTTCTTGTTGATTCGGCTTTGAAATATTATAAGGTAAATAGAGATATTATTGCTTTAAATATGAAAGAAGGCTTTAGTAGTATTGTAGATGCTTTAATAAATACGATAAAATTTTTAGGACAAGCTACAGCAAAATTAGTTGAGTTTGTGGCAAAGAACAAAGATTTAGTAATTTTAGTTTCTACTTTAGTTTTTTTGAATAAACTTCTTCCAGTAAGTATTGTGCTTTTCGGCAAGTTATCAGGTGTACTTAAAACTCTTTCTGTTTGGGTGGGTATATTTAAGGCAGCTTCAAATTTCAAAGAAGTAATGATTTTATTAAATACCGCAGTTACTGTTTTTCTTGGGCCTTTTGGTTGGTTACTTATTGCTTTAGGTGCTGGTGCTGCTGCTTATTTATTAATTACTAAAAATGCGGGTGATTATTACAAAGAACTAAAGAAACAAAGAGCAGAAGATACACAAAAATTAAGAGCCTACAACGAACAAATAGAAGCTACTGCCAAACTAAAAACAGCAGAACGTGATTTAATTAGGTCTAAAATACTTGCTGGTGACAGTTCTATTGAGTTGAAAAATAAAGAAGACCAGCTTACTACAAGTCTTGTTATATTGGAAGGTCAAGCAAAAAGAACTGGTGATGCAATAAAGAAATCCTTGTTATACCAAGAAGAAGCTACTATGCAAGAAGCATTTGGAAAAGCAGGAAAAATACCTTGGCATAAGAGTCTTTGGGCACTTGTAAAATCTGGAGTTGGTAGAAGACCTGTTTCTGGAGAAGAATTATTTGGGCTAACTTCAGGCGAAAGAATAAAAACATTTGCAGCTTCTTTAAATCCATATTCTCAACTAATAGAAGAAATAGACAAATTAACTGAAAAAGACGAGATTAAGTTAAGACAGGCACTTGTAAAGGTTCAAGGTGATATTCTAAAAATAACAAAGTTTTCTAGAAAAGGATTAGACAAAGAAGGAATAGAATCTCTAAATGTAGCAAAACAAGCATATGAAAAGTTATTATCTACAATAAATGATAAACTCCCTCAAGTTATTAAAACAACTAAAACAACAGAAGAGCAATCAGAGGCCATGAAACGCTGGCTTGAGGCTCTTCGTAATTTACAACAAGAAACAGTAAAATCTCCTTTAATGGGGGTAGAAAAAGTCATTCAAGAATCTAAAAATAAAATAGAAGATATAGCTAAATTAGCTCCAACACTTAAAGAAATAACACCGGAAGTTAAGAAGTTATTCAAAGATTATATGGATGCAAAACAAGTAGAGTACATGAATGCCCAAGTAAAAAAGCTATATGATACTTTAGATAAAAGAAGAGAGAAGGCTAAAAAAGATCAAATAGAGTCTGAACAAGATGCAATAAAAAATTCTATTGCTTTGAATATTGAATTTAGAAACAAGATGGAAGAACTCAGAGTAAAAGATAAAGAATCAAGTATGCGAGATATAGACCTTACAAAGCAAAGAATTTTTACAGAGGGTGAGTTAGCTAAGTCAATGATCCCTGCTAATACTGCTTTGAAAGAAAGACTCAGATTAGAAAAAGAAATAGATGAAATAACAAAAAATCAGGTGAAAATAGCAGAAAGAACAGAATTTATTAGTCAAATGCAGCAGTGGCAACAAGTTTTTTCTCCTCTTTCTCAAATGGCTGAAGATGTATTTGTTAATATCAGACAAGAAGAGAGAGATACTATTGATTCTCTAAGAAAAGAACTTGAAAAAGGTACTATAGACCAGCAAGAATATTTAGCAAGAGTAGATTTAGCTCATAGAAATGCAGCTATTAGTATTCAAAATGCTTGGAATAATGCAGGAAGAAATATTTTAACTTCTATGGTTAATTATCTTTCTCAACTTGTTACTGAAACTTATATAAAAACAGGGTCTATGACTGCTGCTTTGGGTGCAATAAATCCAGGTGCATTAGCATTGGGCTTAGGTATAGCTGCTATTGGGGCCGGTGTCTCTGCTTTGGCTGCTAATACTTTTAAAGAAAAAGCTACTCTAAACTATGAAGATATAAACCCTAATAACGTATCTGATGCAAAAAGAAGAACTTATGGTTCTATATCTGCTGCAAGTCCCATGTATGTAACAATCACGCCGACTGTAAGTTTTGAGAATCAGGGTGGAGGACAGATATTTATAGGTTCTGGTAGTGTATCTGAGTTTAGCTATGAAACATCTGAAATTATTAAGAATACAATCCAAAGTGCAATAGACAGTAATACTATTGATCTATCTGGAATTGGGCCACGATAATCTCTAAAAAGTACAATTTTATCATACTTGTGAGAGCAAAATGAAAAAGTTTTTGTACATTCCTTTTATAATTTCTTTACTCTTAATATGTAGTGCTAAAGATATTAAAGATAGCTTTGACAATTATAACATAGGTCTTGTTGTTGCTGATTCCACTTCTCTTGATTCTTCATATGAAAAGCCCATATGGAGAAATTTAAGAATAGCTGGACACACAGTAGTATTAATTGATACATCAAGATTATCTGAAGCTACTTATAATGGCACTACAAATTTTTCTTCTTTAGATGCTGTTATTATACCTAATTTCATTGTTTGTCCTAAAGTAGATACATCAGTAGCGGGCGGAATCGGAGAAGTACCGGTTATTTGTTTAGAAGATTCTTTGTGGGAAGATTTGGGGTTTTATAAAAATGATGCAACAGAACCTATTCTTTACATTGCTGATTATACTAATAAAAGAATTATTCAAACTAAATGGGATACTGTTGGGTGGAAATCTGTTAGTTTAGGGCTTAGAGCACCTTGGGGATTTAGTTTAAACACAGAGGGTGGAGCTATTGATACGACATATTTTTTCTATGGGTCTTATTTAGCTCCAGCTCCAGACACTTTGGTAAAAAGAAATTGGAGCGGTACGTCTTCTTCTAAATATGGCGTTGCTGGTTCGGGTGATGGACAATTTAATTACCCGCGCCAAATTCATGCTTATGGAGATGATTCTGATTCATTTAATTTGTTAGTAGCTGATGCCAATAATACAAGAATTGTTGATACAAAATTTGGAGATTCTGGTAGTTGGAGAAAAATTAAATTTGCAGCAGGAAGCCCTTATGCTACATATAAAACAACTAATTACTGGTTTGCTGTTTTTCAAGGTGCTACTGCTGCCGGTAGAAAATTTTATAGAGGTACTTCTACAGAATCATACCCTGAAGACTCTACATCGGTTCTTTCTACTTCTTCTGCATTTCATATGTTTGCTAATGATGATTATGCTTTTATAGCTGATCCTGCATATAATAAAATAATAAAGTTTTCTACCCCTTTATTTACAAGATTAGATTCTTTAACTAATGCAGGAAAAGTAAACACACCCATGTCTTTGTGGTATGATGAGGTTACAGAATTTATTTATTGGGTAGATGGAGACGAGCAACTAAAAAGAGCTAAGTTTGATGGAACGGCTGATGGAACAGAGCTTGATTCTTGTTTTGCTACCGGAGCGGGTGTCGGACAGATAGGAAAAGATGCTTATGGCGGAATACAAGGATTTTTCCCTCGCACAAACATTATTGATACTACAATAACAACTTTAAAAATAGAAACTTTTGCTGATTCTATCACAGCTATTTTTTCTGATACTTTGCTTGCTGTTTTTTCTGACTCTACTTTACAGTGTTATGGAAGTAACGGTAAAATATCTGGTTTACCTTCAAGTCTTTTTACAGCAGCTAATAATCTCTGTTCCTTTGATAATGGCAACTATTCGGCTGTTTTTATTGATACGATAAATTCACAAAAAAGAATAGGATTTGGTGCTTATGATGTATCTAAACTATATCATTTGCCCTCTTGTGGATGGACTTTATTCAATAGATGTATAGGCAGATTAGTGGAAGCAGATCAAGATTCTACATTTAAAGTAGGTCAAATTATTTATACTAGAGGCTTTTGGCCGTTTGAGTGGGATGATAACCAAATCAGTTCGGCTGATACATCGTATAAATTCTTTTTAGAAACAAACATGCACAAAGTATCTTGGATAAGTGATTATTACGGTGATTCTTCTCAAGTAAGAAATTTACCGAGAGGTGTTATTTATCCTAACGATCTTTATGATTTTAAAGAAAATAAACTATATATACTTACAAGATCATGGCCTTATCCAGATTCTTTGTTAAAATATGCAAGTGCTGATGGATTTTCTATTTTAGATGTTGGTAATAATCTTTTAACTGGATATTTTAATACTTTTGAAAATGACAGCATAAGAAAAATGACAGCATCAAATAATCATGCTATCCTGACTAATGCTTCATTTTCTATAGGCGATACAATTAATATTTATAATAACAAAACATATCCTTTTTTGTGTGGAGAAGATGCTGGGGACTCGCCTTTTCTTTCTAAAACAACAAATCCCGCAGATTGGACATCTTTACTAAGAATTGATAGAAGAGGAACAGAAGAGAATGCTTATTTTATTAGTACAACTGACTTTATGGTTTCTCTTTGTTTAGGCGGGTCATATGTCTATTATTTTGATTTTTTTAATTTAGGAACAGATTACTGGACTTTAAATAAATATACTATGGCTTGGTTAGTAGAAAGAGATGCTTTTTTCCCTCCTTCTAATATAACAGTTACTGCAATATCAGACTCATCTTTTAAAATAGAGTGGGTTGATAACTGTGATGACGAAGAAGGATATGCTGTCTATTTAAAAAGTGGTGGTCAGTATTCTGGTGATGATGTACTGCTCTCTACAACAGAAGCAGATATTACTGCTGATACTGTAAGTGGTTTTTGGCCTCCGGCTAGTCAATGGTTTTTTGATGTAGGTGGGTGGAAGTCAGCAGGAGATACCGTTCAGTCAGGCATATCAGTAAGTGATTTTTTATTTCCAAAACTACCACAAAAACCAATAGTGTATGCTCTTTCCGATACTTCTGTTAATATAATTATAAATGGCTATAACCACTATGATTTATTTACTGATACCACTCTGTCTACTAATCCTGCTTGGGTAAGAACTGGCGGTGGATGGAGTGTAGAGAAATCTTATAACAGGCTTAAAACTACATCTACAAGTAATATAATTTCTACTAAATATGACGGTTCTTCAAGAGATGTAGAGATAAGAAGCATGTTTCATTTTAATGATTCACTTCGTCTTAATTCTCAATCAGTAGAGTTCCATTTTGTTTCTTCTAATAACACTGGAACTGGAGACGGTTATTATATCTATGCTGATTCTGTTACACTTCAAGTACGTAAACAGACAGGAGGAACAGACGTAGATACTCTTTATGATGGAACTTATACCGGAAACTACAAATGGCGAACTTTAAGACTGACTAATGATTGGACTAAATACCCAGGTTATAAGAATATTCATTGGGGGTTTTTCTTGGATGGTACTTTGCAGGGTGTTTTTAACGATACTACTTATCAATCTATCGGATATTTAGTTTTAAAAAGTTCTCATAATAGACATTGGTGGGATAATGTATGGATCAAACATTATCCTTATCCGGCAGGGAATGATTCAACAACAACTTATGCCATATATGATTCAGTTTCTAATAAATACTTAACTGCAACTGGAGCATGGTCAACAAGTGCTGTGTGGCAGTCTTACTCAGCATGGGATTCTACAAGCGGTTCTATGGGGGTTGTCTCGCCATTTACGGCAAAGAGAATACGTGTAAAAGCAAGGTCTAACTAAAATGGCTGATACTGGATTATCTTTTGGTTCAAGCACTACTTCAGCAAAATCTATAAGTTATGGTGCTATTTCCAATACTCTTAGGTTTGAAACAACAAACGGGGACTGCAAAGTATACATAACCGCTATTACCAATCCTTTGAGTACAACAGAATATTACGGAGATTTGACTTTTACCTATACTTTAGAAAATGATAGAGAGGGAGATGCTTCTTTAAAACCTTATTATTCTTCTACCGGCCCTTCTGGTACTTTTGTTGAAATGACTGATGCTGGTGGGGATAGCGAAGGAAAAGATAATCTCTCTACATCTGCTGAAGGTGAATCTCATACTTTTATTTGGGATACGGTAACTGACTTAGGAATAGATTTTAATTCTACGGTGTGGATAAAGTTTGTTGCTTATGACAGAACTGCCTTTATCGGTGATACAATGAATGACACCGGTCGTTTTATTAATGTAAACAATGCACCTGAAGCATGTATACTAACTGCTCCTGTAGATGGATGGTTCGACAAAAACACCACACCTCAAGTCGTAGGTACAATTCCTGATATGAGAGCCGGTGACAGTGATGCTCATATAAAATTAGAGATAGCATCCGATTCTGGTTTTACAGACATTCAATATACCTATGAATCAGCCGTTGTTCAAACAGGGTGGGAATATGACTCTACAGGTGCTGGTGGTTGGGTTGATATTCCAGATACCGGTATTCCTGTTTCATCTACTCCGGCTTTGGTAGGAAACAGTTGGAGATATACTATTCAAACAGAAGATGAATTGGATGAAGGTAACTGGTATGTTAGAGCCAGAGTGGGAGGAGTTTTATAATGTCAAATTTCGTTTTAGGTATAGGTGTAAATATTCCTAATCATTCATTCAATTATCCTACTTACTTCTCTAATACTATAGCTAATGCAAATGTAGCAGCAGGAGCAACATCTTTCTATATCTCCAGTGTCTATCCTACAAGTGCAGAATTACAACCTTATAATTATATGAAAAGGGGAGATATAATTGTTCTTACTTCTTCCAGCCCTTCTTATTCAGGATATACAGAACATGCAGAGATAGTAAGTTGTGTTCAAACCGGCCCTGATTTTGTAGTAACAGTAAAAGATGCTTTGAGTTATGCCTATCTTATTGGAGATACGGTTAGTGGTTATGGCTCTGGTTTTCCTGATGGATGGTTGCAGAGAATTACTACACCAGAAAGTTTATTTGCTACTACTATTAAACCTCACGATGGTGGATATGGTGATAACTATGCTTTTTATGGCTATGCAAATAAAAATGGAGCAACCGGTGGAGTAGAAAATTGGGTTAGTTTAAGAGACTTTGACGTTGATCCTTGGTTGGAATATTGTAGGTATAGAGTAGGCTGTTGGACTAAATGCAAACTATCTGGTTCTGGAGCTTACTGTGCTATTAGAGCTTATGATGGTTTATCTACTAAACAAGTATCTTGGTCGGCTCCTACAGCAGATAATACTTGGGAAGAAAAAACATATTCTTTCATCTCTGGAAGTAACTTGCAAAGTTCCACAAGGACAAGGACAGGTAATGTTAGTTTTCATGCTTATGCCAGTGCAGATACAGTTGCTTCTACTTGGTTTTATGTAGATGATGTTTATTTGGAGCATATCAGAGGTGTTGCACCGGTTACTCAAGCTATCCATAATTTTACTGTATCCGGTCTTTCTCTTACACCTATTCTTGTAGATACAGCATCTGATTTTACTGTTGGTTCAACTGTTTATGTTTGGGGCTATAACTCTTCTGGAAGTATTATTTACAGCCAAGGTTCCGTCAATTCTATTTCAGGTAATTATTTATATGTTGTTGGTCTTGATTCTGGCAGTTATGCTTCCGGCTGTAGAGTAGAACAAACAAATAATGGATACTATGAATTAGAAGAATACCCAGATCAAGGGGTAGAGTGGGAAAGGGTATCTACTATTGTTAAAAATCGTTCTATTAATAATACTTTGAAGTTGGCTAATATTGCTGGATGGGGAGAACGCACTTCAAAGATTAATATAAAAATGAACTTCTCTGTTGTGTCAGATACTTTTTACAAGAAGATGAAAGTTTTTGAGGATGCTTGTGCGAGTGGAAGTTATACCAACCTGCACGGACTGTCTACCCAACTTCCAGAGATAGGCACAGATTTTTTACAGTGTAATCTTACTCTATCTAATTTTCGACATGATATTTGGGACAGAACCAAAGTATCTTTCTCTGCTACTTTTGAACAAATATAGAGTTTATAATGCCTTCTATTTCTGCGTTAGATAAAATACAAAATAAAGATGGAAGAAGTTATTCTGTCAAAGTTTTAATAGAAGATACAAACAAGAAGTGGGTCGATATTTCCGATAAAATAAAGACTCACAAAGACCTTGTTATGGGCCTTCCTAAAATAAAAATCAATACTGATTCTAAAACTCTCTCTCACAAATTCTATGCTTCTGCTGGAGAGATGTCAGTAGATAACAGCACACGGTTTTGGGATGGGCCTGCTCCTTCTTGGCTCAAAACTACAGATGGAAGTACAGCTTCTTTCAGTTTAACTAAAGAAGGTTCGGAGTCTGTTTGGGTAGGAAGAAGAATAAGGTTTGTTTTGTATGAGTTTTTTGGAGAAAATAAGTACAGAGAAAAAGCACTTGGTACTTTTCTGATTGATGACATAATGACTTCTCTGGATTCAACAGCAGCTATTTCTATTGTTGACCTGTCTGAACCTTTGAGAAAGAGAGATGCTTCAGTAGTTAAAAATGGTCAATCTTGGTATCAAAACAGGTCTATCTCATTTTTAGTAAAGAAATTAGTAGAATTGGAATATGGTAATTCTACTAATGGTTTACTGCCTGTTTCTTTCGATATAGAACCAAGAATAAATCTTTCTACTTTTGATGAATCTTTTACCAGTTCTTCTATCGGCCCTCCCCCTATGGAAACAGATACAGACGGGGACGGAGTTTCTAATATTTTCTATGAAAGAAACCTGAAAACAAGAGCTATTTGTATTGCTCCTTCTACTATCTCTTATGCAAATAGGGCAGCAACAAAAGACACACTTTATTTAGGGTGTGATACAGAACTTTATTCTTACAACCCTACTACAGACTTATTTACTCGTTTAACTGCAACAGCTTTACCATATTATATTAAAAATATCTGGTTTAACGGAGAAACTGGTGAGCTTATCTTATTTACTGACGATGGTATTTACTATGATACTGCAACAGACGCAGCTATTATAACAAATTCAATAAAAGTGTACTCATACCAAACTGCTTCAGGCTGTACATTAAAAACAACTATTGCAGATGTTTATAACAGTAAATTTATATGTAGAACAGCTTCTTTAGTAAATGACAGTCCAGGAAACTATAGTGTAACTGTTGGTCTTTATAATAGTGTTTCTAATGGCCCAAATATTTGTACTCCTTATAACCAATATGTCAGAAAGACCTATTATGGCAATGGAGCTTCTTATTATAACCAAGTAGAATTTGCAGATTCAGAAACTGTTTTGTCTCAAATAACCGCACCCGGATATTTAGGCTCAACTTTTAGCTCATATGATAACTCTTCATCCAGTGTGTTTAAAACTCAAACTCGTTATACAATAGGTCAACAAGGATGTATTTGTTTTAATAGCAAACCAAAAGGAAGTTATTACACATCCGGGGCTTTGTTATATTCAAAAGCTACCATAGAAGCCACATCAGAAATAAAATCTAGTTTGTATCTATTAGATATAGCAAGCAGTGTAGTAACAACCATAGATAGTGAATGTCTTATTAGTTATGATGGAGCAGACTATCCTGCTATTCCTATTTGTGCTTGTGCTGATCCAAACAGTACAAAGATTTATATTGGTTTAGTTGCTTTTGCTCTAAACGGTGGTGGTGCTGGAAGTTATTACTCTGAAATATGGGAGTATAACTACGGCACTGAGAATATGACTAAAGTTTATTCTACTTGGACTTATTATATACCGGTAGAGCTTTGTTATAATGCCTCTGAATCTACTAATAAATTATATGTAGTTGGGTATAATGGAGCACAGATAATAGCAGATGGAACTTCCAGCGGCGGAGTATTTAATCTTAAAAAAATAAACATATCTGCAAAGACTTCTGCTTCTGTTTGTACTGCTACTGACAATATGAATAATCAACCTACAGGTCTTACTGTTTCTGGCTCTTATCTTTACTTTGTGCTTAATCAAACAGGCCAAATATGGAGAATAAATTACTCTACTGGATTACATGAAGTTTTAGACTCTGGTTTTCCTGTTGTTGAAGATTCGTATTTCTTGCGTTCTGGCTTAGTAATAGATACGGCAACAAGAGTAGGTAAAACATTGTTATGGGGTATTACTGGTAATTCTATTAGTGACGAAGCAACAGAAGAAGATACAGGAAAAAACTACTTGTTTAAATATGATAGTGTAATATCAGAATTTATAGAGCTTGCTGATTTCTCTGATCTATCTGTTTGGGATGCTCTCGGTATGCTTGCTCAAAGGTCTGGCTGTGTAATGGGGTTTGATGAAAACGGCAATTTCTTCTTTAAAAAACGTGCTATCGGTTCTACTGCTTCTTATACTATAGATGCCGATTCTGGAGAAGTATTTGATATTAAAAAAGAGAGAGGTAAAGAAGAGATTTATAATTATGTAGAAGTTACTCCTTACTTAGCTCAATTTACTCAACCAGAGGTTAAATACTCATATCAGCCAAGAAGTGATGCAGAAGAGGCTACACTTGCGTCAGACGAAGAAATTATATTAAAACAAACAGATACTTTAACTAAAAAAGTTGATTGTATTTGTATTTTAGATGGTAATGCAAATATAGGAGAATACAAAACAGGTTATCCTTTATTTAAATATTCAGTTTATGAGGAAGTAATAACAGGCCGATTTGTAGCAGCACACACAAGCCAAACTACTTTATACATTGGCTCTACCTTTGGTGGTGATGAGACGGATTTTGGAATTAAAGCTGGATACTATTTATTATATACAGATTCTAATGAAGATGAACATTACTATGAGATTTTGACTGTAAATAATGAAACAAACACAATTACTATATCTACAGCTATTTCCACTGCTTTAAATGATGAATTTAAAGTTTACAGACGATACAATACTTACTCTTCTTCTAAATATTGGTCAGATGAAGGAGTTACTTATGTTCAAACAGCAGCTTCTACATCTACAAGCATAGTAGTTCATTCTGTTCAGGATTTAAGTGTTGGAACAGTTGTATTTCTACAAAACAGATATACAAGAATAACAGCCATAGACAAAGACACAAAAACCATTACTGTTGATACGGCTGTTACTGTCTCTGCTAATGATATAGTAAGAGCTTATTTTGCTCCTTCTGTCTATTCTACTTGGTATGAGATAGGTGGAACAAATGTACATATTAAAATAGGTTCTCAAAATAATAAAACTGTATTCAAACAAGGTGACAGATTAACTATTGATTGTCCTGGAATGACTTTAGACGCAGATGACAGCAGCAAACAAGTAGCAGTTAATTTGCAATCTCAAGTTAAATATGGAAAACAACAGTATCCTAATATTAATAATAGATTTTTAACTCGAAAACTTGGTAAACAATTAGCTCAATATGTAAGAAGTGATTATGCTTTCCCAAGATACGTTTTTACAGTAACAATGCCTCTATCTACCTACTTGGATATTAAAGAAACGGCAAACATGACAAGAATAGATATTCGTTCTCAAAACCTATTACCCTACCGATCCGGCTACACAGAACCTTGCAGACTAACAGCTATTGAGCATGATCTAAAGTCAGCCAAAACTACCTTGACATTGAAAGCAGACTCATTCTATTAATATCTATTGCTTTATCCTTAAAAATTTTGTATATTATATAATACAATAATTTTAAACTGGAGATAGCATGAAATGTCCGTATTGCAAGTCAGATAATACAATAGAGAAAGGCAACAGAGGAAAAGCAAAAAGATATAAATGCAAGTCATGCGGAAAATGGTCTACAAATTTTACTGAACCACCGATAGGAGAGAAAGAGAAAAAAGAATTTAACAGAGTATTAAAAGAAAAAGAACAAGAAATCGATCTGTTAAGAAAACAGGTTGATTTTTTTGTAAATGACCAGAAAAAGCACATAATAGATTTTTCAAAAACAAAGGAACTAAGATTTGGTGTAATTGGTGACTTGCATATTGGTAGTTTATTTGAACGAACAGAAATGCTAAAAACATACTTTTCTATATGTGAAAGAGAGAATATAAATACTATTTTTTGTGTGGGAGATATATTAGATGGACATGAAGTTTATAAAGGACAAATATTTGAAACTTATGCAAGAGGATTCAAAGAACAGATAGAGCAGTTTGAGAGTAAGATGCCTAAAAATAATATAAAGGTATATTTTATAACAGGAAACCACGATAGCAGTTTTAAGAAAATATCTGGTGTTTGTGTCGGAGAAGAAATACAAAGAAGAAATAGTAACTGGATTTATTGTGGAGAAGAGTTTGCATCAATAGAACTAAAAACACAGAGCAAATCAAACTATAAAATAGACCTTCTCCATCCGTCTGGAGGCAGTAGTTATGCTTTATGTGTTGATGATAAAACTGAGATATTAACTGAGTTAAGAGGTTGGCAATTATTCAAAGATTTATTAAAAACAGATAAAGTTGCAACATTAAATAAAAAAACACAGTCATTAGAGTGGCAATTACCTATAGATTATACAAATGAATACTATAAAGGAAAAATGTTACACTTTAAAGCAAGAAGTTATGACTTATTAGTAACACCAGAACATAGAATGTTTGTTAGAAGATATGAAAAGCAACTAGGAAGATTAGAAAAAGAAAAAATAATATATAAAACAAAAAGTCATAAAAGAATTGATTTAAATTGGCAGTTCAAATATGCAAAAGATTTGCAACAGACCACACGTCAAACATGGCAAATGACAAAACAAGTAAATAATTGGATCGGTGATTCATTAAAAGAAATAGAAATTCCTTACCGTCTTCCTAAAAGATATGCAAGTACCAAGATTTTTCATTTAGGGAAAATACCTATAAATGATATTGCAGAATTAATTTCGTGGTATGTTACAGAAGGATATATTTGTAAAAAAAATAAAACATTAGTCATATGCCAGAGTAAAAGAGTAAATCCTGATAATCATAATCAAATAATAAACTTATTAAATCGTCTTGGTTTTACAAATGTTAAAGGTAGTGGACGTGATGAAAAAGATATAAGAGTTTGTTCTGTTGAATTATGCGAATGGCTTATTGAACAATGTGGAACGGGATCAAAGAATAAATATTTACCTCAATGGGTAAAAAATTGTGATAAAAATATTTTAAAAATTATTTTTGACACTATGATTAAAGGTGATGGTTGGAAAAATGGAAATAGTTGGGGATATAGAAGTATAAGTAAAAATTTATTAGCTGATTTTGCGGAAATAGCTTTAAAATTAGGATTTGGAATAACTTTCAGTCCAGATAAAAAGGCAGTTTCTATTGCTACTGACCAAATAAATCCAACAATTAATAATAATCCTGATTCTATAAATTACACTGGAAATATATATTGTGTATCAGTACCTAATAATATTATTTTTGTTAGAAGAAATGGAAAAACTATCTTTACCGGAAATTCATATAAAGCACAGAAAATAGCTGAATCTTACACTGGGGGAACAAAGCCTAACTCATTGTTTATTGGGCACTTTCATAAGGCAGATTTTCTTCCATCTTATAGAAATGTTAATGTTATTCAAGCTGGTACTTTTCAAGCTCAAACATCATTTATGAGAACTAAGGGATTAGCTGCTCATTTAGGTGGATGGATAGTAGAAGTAGATTTTAATAAAGAAAAGAGTATAAATAGATTTAAAGCAGAGTTTATTGCTTTTTATGAATAATTCTTACTCTTCCTAAATTAGAATACTGATAATATTCATAAAAAGAATCCTCCTTTTTAAATTCCATTAGATTCGACTGGTTCATTTTCGACCTTAATTTTATTCTTCCT